TCAAAGATTTGCGCGGGCCATCTCGTCACGAACTGCCGAGGTCAGGAACGGATTGCCTTTGTAGCCGGGATGCCACACCCGGCGCGCGAACACCACCCGGCCGCCGACCTCGAATCGCAGCATCCGGGCCGAGCGTGGCCGGATCTCGTGCGGCCGAGTCGGATCGTGCACGAACCGCGCATACCGCGCTGTCGCGAACACCTCCGTCACCACCAGCGGACCCGCCACCGTGGTCCGGTCACCGATCGTGGATCGCAGGTGCCCGGACCGCACATTCACCCGACGCTTCGCTGTGGTCGTGATTGCCCGGCCCAGCCGCCGCATCGTCGGTGCCGCCTGTTGCGCGGCACGCTCACCCGACTGCGCGGGCGGTGACCACTCGGTCCGGCCCCGGACCTTGATAGTCACTGTGTGCCAGCGCTTCTCGAACGCCTGGCCCGTTTGGGCTTGGGTTCGTCAGTGTGCCGTTCGATCACCTTGATGATCCGGGACTTCGCGAGCCCGTTCAGGCGGGCAGTCCATTCGACTGTGTGTTGTTCGCCCCGCTGGCACACGTCCGAGTTGATGACGCCCTCGATAGTCACTTTCGCCATACGGTCCTCCTACAGTTGGGCGTGGGCGGTTTGCAGCCACGCGATAACCAGCCCTTCCGGGCCGAACGGCTCACCCGCCCCGAGCCCGGTATTCGCTGCGACGCCTTTGGATTCCGCGTGCTTCATCGCCGCGCACAGCGCCCGATCGATCCGCCACGAGTCGTCCAGCTGCACCATCGCGATCTCCTCGAGGTCGGCCGGGGACGCGTCGAACGGATGGCAGCGCGCGATACCGGCCTCGATGGTGATGGCACGTTGCAGGCCGCAGCCGCCCGCGCTGGCTTCGGTCGGGAATTCCTCTGTGCGCCAACGTCGGACGAGCCGCACCCACAGGTACGGGCCGCAGTTGTCACAGGAGGCGTCGTCATCGTCGCGGACACCGACCCACGGCGGGGGAACGACGGTTTCCCCGGCCACGATGTTCACCGTGTCGGTGCCGCCGCCCAGTGGCGGCGCCTGCTGGTCTGGGGTGAAGAATCGCCGCAGCTCGGCCACCGTCAACCCGATCACAGTTGCTGCCTGGTCAGCCATCAGAACCCCGCCCGATAGTCAGGACTGGACACCGCCGAAGGTGCGGACAGGTGGTGCGGGTTCACCGCGGCTACCCACATATCGATCTCCGGTATCCCCGTCTGTTGCCTGTCGAACAGCGCGGCCGGGTCGGACAGCTTCACCGAAACACCCTGTCGTGAAACCGATTCCACCCGCTTGGGTAGTCGGCACTTCTCCCCTGTGCAGGCGTTCCAGAACTCCCGCGCCAGCAACCCCACCATCTGATCCGCCCCGGCCGGTGGCGCGACGCCCTGCAGGTACTCCACCGACCACGTGCCCGGCGAGCCCGCCGGGACGCGGAGGTTCTGTTCCGGCCACCGGCCCAGCCGGGTATAGAGCCGATCACCCTCGAGCACATACGCGTTCGAGTCGATCTGAGCACCGTCGACCGTCACGGCGGTTACTTCGCAGACCGGGCCGGGCAGGTGCACCACACCCGGCCCGGTGACCCGGCATGACGGCCCGCACCCGCAGACCACGTTGCGCCACACCCCGCCGTCCAGCTCCGGGAACCACATCCACCCCGGCAGCCACGCCAGCGGCCGATCCTCGTTACGCACGCACGGCCGCACAGTCACCGGGCAACACCCGAACTGTCTGCCCGTGAAGGACCACAACACCACGACAGCGGTATCGATCGCGGCCTGGAGCCGCACCGTGTCCTCCTCCGCCGTCACCTCGGGGAGGCAGGTTCGCGCGACAGGCCACGTGCAGCTCATGGCCGGGACCGTAGGCCGGTGGGGCGCATCAGCCCCCGACGTTGTTCAGCGCGACGGCCAGCCGATCGAGGTAGCCGCCCTGGCTGTACGCCGTCGTGTGCTGTCCGGTGAGGTAGCCGCGGACATCGTCGGCGGCCTGCTGGTACATCTCCCACGTCTTGACCGGGTGCATGATGTCGCCCCAGCCCGCAGGCTGCCACCGCCGCTGCAACATCCGATTCAGCAGATCCTTGGACCACGCGCCGATCATGGCGAGCCCGAACGCGGACATCACATCCGCGAGCGCACGCAGCGGCGAGCCCGGCGCGCAGCTGGTTATCGCGTCGCGCGGGTTTGCCGCCTCGAAATGTGGCCGATCCGGGAACACGCCGCGCTCACCGTTGATGCCGAATCCGGCCGGCACCGGGTCGATCGAATCCCCTGCCCTGCGTTGCGGGTTGGCGACGCACGCGGTGGCGGCGATCTCGCAGTCCGAGTACAGGCCGCGGGCTTGTGCTTCGCTGAACTTGGTGACCAGCTCCGCGCCCAGCGAATACCCGAGTAGCACAACCATGTTCGGCGTCGACCGGATCATGGTCGCGAGATTGGCGATACCGATCCGGATCGAGTCGGCCTCGCTGGGACCGTTGATCCGGAATCCCTCATTGGCGACCCCGACCGACGCCGGGTAGACGACATCGCCGAGCACACGGTACCGGCGCGGGTCCAACTGCCGGGTGACCTGTGTGAGCATGTTGTTCGGGCTGCCCTGCGGCTCACCGGTACCGCGACAGGTGATGACGTCAATCACAGAACGGCCGCCATCATGGCGTCTGCGAGGCGGATGGATCCCTGATAGCTGGGATGGATCGCGTCGCAGGACAGCGATAGGTCCATCGTGTTCGTCGCGAGCGTCCCACCACTCGACACCCAGCCACGCACGGCACTGTCGACGTCGATACAGTGCGTTACTCCTGCCGGGAGTCCACCAAGCCATCCGTTCATCGAATAGCGGTACGCCTCTTTCGAATTCGCGCCCGTCGCGAAACTCTCGGGCATGATGTTGAGCGCGTACAGCGGGACACTGTTGCCGACGATCGCCCGCACGTTGTTGATCACCGACGTGTAGTAACCCTGCAATGTGGCGAACGTTGTGCCACCGGCGATGTCGTTACATCCCAGCGTGACGATCGCAGCGTCCCACGCTCCGCCGCTCGTGCTCATCCGCGAGTACCCGCCATAGCTCGAGTTGGCCCACATCTGCGCGGTGGACGCGAACAGACAGTGCGGCTGGACCATGACACCGGCCCGCCGCTCCCACTGCCGTAGGAACGACATGTGCAACGGCGTCGGCTGGAGGTTCGCGCTGCCCTGAGTGTAGAAGTTGGTCCCTTGCGCCCCTTCGGGAATCGAGTCCCCGAACACGATGACGCCCTTCTTCCGGTTGGTCGTCGTGTACTCGATCACGATGTCCAAGAACGGGAATTGCGCGGCGCTGGTGGCTCCGGACGCGGCCACCGATGGGTTGTGCGCGGACGTGGTGTTGTTCCAGTACCAGCACTGGCCGACGCCTGGGATCAAAGTGGTTGACGCCGCCGCGTGGAAGCTGAGCCCCAGCACATGATCCACGCCCTCGGGGAGCATGCCAACGCCGGAGATCGACAGGAACGACGTCGTGTTGGGAATGGTCGCACCGGATCCCGCCAGCGTGGTACCGGCCCCGCCGTTGAAATTCCCGGTCTGAGCGCCGCCCGTGCTCGGCGGCGTCATGACCCCGATCGTCATCCCGTCCAACGTCAGTGCGGCAGCCCCGTTTGTGGAGGCGAACATGTCGTAATTCCGGACCTTGACCGTGTAGCTGGTCGCGTCGGCCGGTAGCCGGAACGGCCACCGCATACCGAAATTGGTCCCGGTGACCGCCCGGCCGTTGGTGGTCGTCAAATACGAACTCAACCCGCTGCCCTGCCCGCCGTTGCTGAACGACAGAGTCCGGGTGCGAAGCGGGAGATCCGTGGTGATCAGTGTGTCCGCGGCGGGCAGCTCCTGCACCGTCCCGCCGACCATCACCAGAGGAGCGCGGGCGACCATCAGGCGAGCACCACCGGTTGCGAGCCCTCGAAGTTGATGCTGGTCGGGGAGGTGGCGACACCGACGCGCTGCACCACGTTCCCCGACGCGGACGGCGGCGTGCTGGTCGCGGTCCCGGCGGTGGTGGCCAGGAACACCGGGCCGGGGGTCTGGGCGGTGACGGCCGTGTTCGGGCCTTCGAAGTAGACGGTGGCGTTCGCGCCGCTGAGCACGGCGGCCAGGACGAACCCGTGGGCTTCCTTGCCCTGGGTGGTGGCGTCGGCCTTGCGGACCTTCGCGCCCGAGGAATTCCAGATGTTCACGAAGTCACCGGCCGCCAAAGCCTCCGACGCCGCGATGACCGCAGTGTCCGCGCCGATACCGGCGGGCATCATGGACGAGTCGAGGCGGCCGGACCCGTCCAGCGCGGGGATCTTCCCCGCGTCGCCCGAGCCAGCGGATGCCTGGATCGCGGCCTGTTCGGTCAGTGACCCGGTGGTGGTGTCGAGCTTGATGTACTTGTTGCCAGCCATGTTTCGGCCTCTCCTATGTCAGTGCGACGCTCGGCGAGCGGTCGACGAAAACGGTCGTGGCCCCGGTCGCGGCGGCCAGCTGCGCCAGGAACCCGCTGTCCGGCACGGATTGGGTCAGCGCCCCGCCAGCGCCGAGGAAGATCGGACCCGGCGCCCATGTCCAAGACGGTTCGGTGAGTTCGCCGAACATGACCACCTGCACCTGATCGCCGGATGCTGCTGCGCCGCTGGTGATCCCGATCGGCAGTCCCAGATGGTCGGGGTTGGTGTTGTCCGCATACACGAACGCGCCGTCCGCCTGGCGGACGACGGCCTGGTGGCCGGACAGGGCGGTACCTGCTGCGCCACTAACGGTTACCGACGAACCGTCACCGCTGCCGGGCGGTCCGGCCAGGCCGGGAACGGGGACGGCCACAGCGCCGCTGTCCGGCAGCGGGACGGCCGCGATGTATCCGAAACCGCCACCGACACAGCCGGTTTGAATGGGGCCTTCCATCCACACGAACGCCGGTGCGGACGGGTATTGCAGCCACACCTCGGCCCAGGCGTTCAACGGGATCTGGTCTACGTCGTCGGGGTCGACCAGCCACGACATCACCGCGTCGGTGATGGTGGCGTTCCAGATCCGTTCGAAACTGCTGCCCCGCACCGACAGCCGCAGCCACGCGGTAACCCCGGTCGGCCACGGTGCGGGGGTGCCGGGTGGAGATTGGTACTCCACCCGGCCCGCAAACGCCGTACCGGGTTTCAGGGCCAGGCGCAGCGCGCCGGGTGTCCATGACCCGAGAGTCAGCGTCATCAGCTGTAGACGCCGCCCGCCTGCGTCTCGGTGACCGCGACGCCCGGGGTGGTGCCGCCGGTCAGGCCGGTCCCGGAAGCGGTCATCAGCGGCAGATCCAGGCCCGCCAGGTCGCCGACGAATTCGACCACGTACGGGCCGGTGCCGGTCACGTTCACGTTCCCCGTGCCGACCGTCGACAGACCCTCCAGCGCCGTCTTCACGGCCGTGTTCGCCGCGTTGAACGCGATACCCGCAGTCGACTGCCCCTTGTAGGCGACGGTGAACGTTCCGCCGGTCGGAGTGCCGGAGATGGTGACGGTCTGCTTCTCGTTCGTCGCGACCGCATCGCACGACGGCTGATCCGGTGCGGTGTCGATCGCGGTGTCCCCGTAGTACGGGGTGGGCAGCACCAGCGGGCACGCGCCATCGGTGACGTCCGGCGGCGCGATGGTGGTCTTGAACGACCGGTAATGCTGGCCGACCTTGATCTCCTTCAGCAGACGCCCCGGCGTGTTGTCCGCGTCGATCGGCATCACGTTGTACGGGCCACGGCCCCAACGGGTACCGGCCGCGGTGATCCCGGACAGCGTGAAAGTGCTGGCCTTCGCGCCGATCTCGACATCGCCAACCTGTGCTTCCTTCAGCACCGGCCACAGCATGTACCCGTACGGGAGCACCAGATCACCGCCCGCGCCGACAAGGATGTCGTCCGAGGTGGGGACGTCGCACTCGTCGTCCGAGCCGACACCGGACCACAGTTCGATCGCCACACCGGTCTGATCGGGGACTTCCTTCTGATCGGAGAAACCGATCGGCTTGCCGTCCCAGCTGGTGACCACTTCCCAGTCCAGCAGCATGTTGAACAGGTCGGTGTTCACACCACAGAGTTCGATGGACAGCGCCCACCACTTGCGTTCCGGCGGAGTGCGATCCGAGACGCACACCCGGCCCTCAGCGTTGGTCTGCTCGATGTCGTCGGCGTCCCGCATCACCGGGGACGCCTTCAACGTCACGAAACCGGATGTGACGATCCGGCTACGCGGACCGTGCAGGGGCATGCCACATGCGTCGACCAGGGTCGCCCGCAGGCGCTTCCCCTTCACGACCGCGAATTCGGCCACTTTCAACTCTCCTCTATACGCGCACTTCAGAGCGTTTTCTGTGGCTGCCCAGGTCCACGCCGCGCACGATAGAGTTCGGGGGTGCAGACCCCTATGTGGTGAGCCAGTCCGCCAGCGGCTGCTCACCTTGCAGGACGCGCCGAAGATCGGACTTCAGCGCGCCGACTTCCGAACGCAGAGCAGCGATCTCGCTGCGCGATGCGGCTACTTCCTCCCGCAACATGCGGTTGTCGGAGTGCGCCGCCACCAGCTCGCCCTGCAAACTGCGGCGTTCCTCCCGCAGGTCCCGCCGCTCCTCCCGCAACTCTTCGACCAACTGGTCGTACGCCTCTGTCACCTTCACCAACGTGGCCGCATCGTGATCGCGGGCCTGCGCCGCGACCAACCGCCGATTCGTCACCCCAGACACCACCGCCGTCAGGGTGCCGCCACCGAGCCCTGCGCCGACCACCTCCCACACACTCATCAACGCCACGAGGTCACCCCGCGTCGGTCGGTGGCGGTAGCTCCTGGGGCGGTGCGACGAGCCGATGCACGTACGCGGCGACGACCGTGACCACCGCGCCGAGCGCGGCCCCGCCGACCGCCTTCCAGTCACCCGCGTTCGTGATGTCGAACCCGCTGCCGCCGATCACCCCAGCGACCGCCAGCAGCACCGCCACCACCACCGTCGCTACCGCGCCCTGAATCGCGGTGCGCTGCGCCCGATCCCGCGCATCGGCATTGGCCGACATCGGTACCGGGGTCAGCGCGGCCAGGGACTCGCTGATCTGTTTCTCGGCGGCGGCCTGCACGGTGCGGGTGGCGTCCTCGATGTGCTCGGCGAGCTTTTCGAGGACGTTGGCCGTCACCAGGTCCACGACGTTCTTCGGTTCGGCCATCACTCACCAGCGGGAGCGTCGGCGGCCTTGGCGCGGGAGCGGCTGGTGGACTTGCGGGGAGCTTTCGCGGCCGGTGCTTCCGGCTCGCTGGCAGTCTCCGGCTCTGGCTCGGAGGTGTCCTCCGATTCGGTTGCGGCGCTGGCGTCCTGCTCCGGTTCGCTGGCCGATTCCGGCGCGGCCTCGCTGGCGGCCTCCTGCTCCGGCTGGGTGGCGGCCTGGGGTGTCTCCTGTGCGGTCTGGCTGACGGTCTCCATGAACGCCTGTGCGTTTGGGCTCAGCTCGGCGCTCGGGGTGCCCTGCGGCTCCGGGAACGCGATGTCGCCCATAGGATCCGGGACCAGCCCCGCCGCCTGCGCGATATCGACCGGCACCCGGAACCCGCGCCCGCCCGTGGACACTCCGCGAACTTCCCGAACCCGTTCGGGCCCTGCGGCTTTGATCAGCAGCGCCGCCAGTCGCTCGTGGCCGCCTGTGGAGAACGCGCGGACGGTGGCGATATCGCCGTCGACCTCTGTGATTGCCTTCATTGCCTATGCTCCGATCGTGACTGCGAGGGTGAAGCACTCCCATGCCACGAGCACTTCACGCTCAGCGACCGAGAGCCGTTGATTGGTGGGGTAATCCGGGCCGTGGGTCATCCCCACCGGCCCCTGGAACACCGCGACCGGGCCAGTGCCGACCAAGGTGTCGTCCAGACCCGAATAGCCGGTGCCGAACGCGTACCGGTGCCCCATCGGGGACAGCAGATACGCACCCGAGCGAGTGACCAGCTGCGCGGCCTGCAACGCGGCGGCCACGTGCGGCGCAGCATGGATGACACCCGGAAACCCGAACAGCGCCATGGACTCCTCGAGCGCGCCCACGGCCGCCACCAGACCGGTCACCGTTTCCGGGGTACCGGCCGCGGTGAGTAGCCGTGATACCAGCTGTGTTTCGACCTGGACGCGTTCCTGGATCCGCAACAGCTGTTGCGCCCGCCCGGCCGCCTCATCCTGCGAGACCAGCGCGGAGCACTCATCGTCGGCGCCGATGACATCGCCAGTGAATTCGTGCGACAGCCAGTCGTTGCGCGGCTCTGCGCCTTTCGGCGACGGGGCCGGGATCTCGGCGTCACAGTCGATCGGCCAAATCCACGACGGGCCACAGTTCCACGTGTCCACGACGATGCCCTGAGCGAGTCGTGACGGGTCTCCGGCGTCGGTGAGGGTGGCCGCGCCGTACAGGCCGCCGCCGAGCGGGTTCGCCAGTGGCGGGGTGTACACCTCGGCCATGCTTCCTCCGATGAAAGTGATTGCGCTGGAAGGGAAAAACCCGGCCGGGGCGGGTGAGCTGGGCAGCCACCAACAGGGACTACTCACCCGCCCCGAACCGGAGATCAGTTCGGCGCGCCCGCCGTGGTCTGAGCGACCGCGATCGACGGAGTCGTGCCGCCGGACAGGCTGCCGGTAACGGTCATCGCCGGAACGTTGGTGGCACCCAACAGACCCTGGAACGTCACCGCCCACGCCCCCGCCGAGCCGGACACGGCCACGTTGCCCATGCCGATCGTCTTCAGGCCCGCCAGCTCGGTTGCCACCTTCGCCGGGGTCGCGTTGTACGCGATCGGGTACGTGGTGTCGCCCTTGAACGTCGCGGTCCAGGTGCCACCAGTCGGCGAACCGGAGATGGTGATCGTCTGGACTTCGTTCGTCATGCTGGCCACGGTGATCTGCTCCCGCGCACCCACCGAACCCGACGCGTTCAGCGAAACGGTCACCAGCTCGGACACCCGGCACCGCTTGTCGACCTTGTATTCGTCCTCGGTGAACAGCTCGGTGTAGCGGTTCTTCTGCAACTGCGCCTTGTCGTAGAGCGCGCCGACCTCGATGACGTTCTCGAGGTGCTGGACGAAAGCGCCGGCCGGATACAGCAGCGCGGACACGTGGTCGGGCCACCGCACGGCCGCGGTGGGAAGTGCCTGCCAGTGCTGAACCCACTGCATCCGAATGTTGTTGCTGGCGAGCCAGCTATCGATCTGGGCATCGGTCACGCCCTTGACGTCCAGGCCCTGCTGGAAACCCATGTCGGCCTTGGCGACCTCGAGCGCGTACGCCGGGCACACGCCCTCGATGATGGCGTCACTGGGGAGGCGTTCCTGCTGGCGGATCAGGGTGGCGCGCAACGCGAGACCGGACAGGAACGCCCCGGCCGCACCGATGCCGCCAGCCGCCGGGATGGTGTACGGGGTGCTGACCGCGACCATATCCAGGATCGACCACAGCGACACCTTGATCAGGTGCGCCTTGGTGACCTCGGCCAGGAACCGCTCGATCTCCTCGGGGAAACCACGCTTCTGCAGAATGCCAGCGGTGACGCACAGGCCGATCGCTTCGACGTAGATTTCCTCCCAGTCCGTGCACGGGATCTCGATGCACGGTTTGGTGACCACCGGGTCGCCGTTGCTGTCGACGGCGGTGAGTTCTTCCTCGGTGAACCGGAACGGGAGCGTGTTGTACAGCTCCGTGAAATCCGGGTCGACCGGGCGGCGCTGGCCGCCGCGCGGGCCGAAGTTCGCGGCCGGGAGCGTCAGCAGACCGGACGCGGGGGTGACGTCGCAGAACGTGTAGATCGTCTCGGGAACCGCGCAGTGACCGCCGGACGCCACCAGCGCACCCTTGTCGGTGAACTGGCTCGGCCGCCATTCGGTCTGTGCGACCAGCTGATCCATGGCCGCCTTCATCTCTTCGCGGCTCTGGGGATCGAACTGGTGAGTGGGGCCGAAACCGCGGTCGATCGTGGCCAGTGACAGCGGAACCATGGTGCCGCGCTTGCGGTGCGGTGCCCGGTTGGCATGGACACGCGAACCGACCGCCATCGCGTCGATCGACGCGGCGATCTCCTTGAACCCGACCACGCCGTCCTTGAACGCCGGGATCTGCGAACGCATCCGGAACCCGACCTGCTCAGCCGGAGGCACGCCAGCGTTGTTGTTGCCGCGCCGCGCACCCAGGCCGCGGAACGACCGCGCCGCAGGACGATTCGACGCGGTGAGGGCCTCCTGTGCGGCGTCGGCCGTAACCTGCTCCGCTTCGGCCACCACGTCACCGGCGTCGCCAGTGTCGTTGTCCTCCTGGCCCTCGTCCTCACCGGTGTCGGTGTCCTCGGGCTCGGTGACGGTCTGGCCGCGTTCGGTACGGGCCTGGATCAGCGCGCGAGCCTCATCCGCGCGGGCCTGGTCCTCGGCCTCCACCTCACCGATGCGGGTATTGATCGCATCAGCAGCCGAGTTCAGGTCCCGCATCTGCTCGACAGCAGCGGCGGAGACGGTCGCGCCGTCCTCGGTGACACCGGCGGTCAGTGCGTCGAACGCGGCCTCAGCCTTGGCCAGCAGGTCGCGCAGCTCGGCGAGGGACAGCCCGGTCAGATCCTCGGGCATCTCGAATTCCATTGGGGTTCCTCCCAGATGACATGGGTCAATGCCGGGAGGCCCGCAGCCATACCCCGAAGGTCTGATGCCGGGAGGCCCGAAGCCATACCCCGTATCTGGCGGGAAAGCTATAGACCGGGGGTGCACGCGCCGTACGATCCACACCTGTACCGGTGGGGGACTAAGGGGTACCCCGCCCATGCAGAGCGGAAACGTCCGTGAGAGTAGCTCGTTCAATCGCTGTCGTCGCTGCCGCTGTGGTCGCGGTCGGCCTCGCAGCGTGCAGCAGCAACGACCGCCCGGCGGCCCAATCGACACCGATCCTGCCCAGCGCCACCCAATCCCAGGCGCAGCCGGTCGCCTCGACCACCAGCAGCGCACCAGGGGTGTACGCGCCGATGGACACCGGCAAATCCCGGTCCGGGCTGGAAGCGTCGATCTTGGCCGTGGACGACGCGAACACCCGGTACGGGCCGGGCACGGTGATCACCTTCCAGGTCGTCAACACCACCGGCGCAGTGTGGGAGGGCTACAACTGGTCGACGCCGAGTGTCGTCTACGGCCCGGCCGGAACGCCCGCCGAGACGATCACCTCACTGTCGGAGGGGTACGGCGCCGGTGTCCAGGGATCCATCCCGCCCGGGTCGCGCCAGACGGTGAAACACGCCTACAAGGTGAGCAAAGCGGAGCTGACCCCGGCGGTGGTCACCGCGGGTTCGGTGATCTGGCAGGGCGATTTCTCTACTTTCAAGCGCTGAATCTGGTTCCCCCGCAATAGTTTTCGCGGGGGATACCCTATCTTGACGATACACATCATTGTGTGTATTGTTGTGGATGTTCGACGGAATAAGCCGTCACGCACCCGGAAGGAACCGGAATGCCCAGCTACGCACCCACTCCCGAGCAGGCCGCGATCATCGACGCTGCGGTGGAAGGTCATTCGCTCGTCGTTCAGGCGGGCGCAGGCACCGGCAAGACCAGCACCCTGAAGATGGTGGCCGCCGCGACCGGCGGTAAGAAGACCATCTATATCGCGTACAACCGGGCGATTGCCGATGAGGCTGCCGCATCGTTCCCAGACAACGTGCTGTGCAAGACAGCTCACGGGCTCGCCATGGCCGCCGTGGGCCGCAACTACCGGCACCGGCTCAACGGGCCGCGCCAGCCCGCCAAGCGTGCCGCCGAACTCCTCGGCATCCGTTCGTGGTTGGACTTGGGCGCGGTGCGGGTTGCCCCGGCGCAGCAGGCCCGGATTGCGTTGGAGGCGGTGCAGCGGTTCTGCTACTCGGCGGACGACCAGATCGGTATCCATCACGTGCCGCGCCAGACCGGCATGTCGGTGGACGACCACATTGCGATTCAGCGCGTGGTTCTGCCGTTGGCGCAGAAAGCATGGGGTGACATCCTCGGCATCCACGGCAAGCTCCGTTTCGAGCACGACCACTACCTCAAGATTTGGGCACTGCGGAAACCGGAGTTGGCCGCCGAAGTGGTGATGCTGGACGAGTGCCAGGACTCGAACCCGCTTGTCGCCCAGCTGGTCCAGGACCAGGACCACGCGCAGCAGATCGCTGTGGGTGATTCGGCGCAGCAGCTGTACGCGTGGCGTGGCGCGGTCGATGCCCTGGACACGTGGCCCGCCGACCGGCACCTGTACCTCAGCCAGTCGTGGCGGTTCGGCCCGAAGATCGCCGAGGAGGCGAACAAGTGGCTGTCCCTGCTGTCCACACCGCTGCGCCTGACCGGTAACCCGCAACTCGCATCGGAGATCACCCGGTTGGACCGGCCGGGCGCGATCCTGTGCCGCACCAACGCCGAAGCGATGGGGCAGGTGATGAAACTCCTGGCCGCCGATATCCGGGTCGCTCTGGTCGGTGGCGGTGCCGCGATCAAACGGCTCGCCGAAGCGGCGCGGGATCTGAAGGACGGCCGCCGCACCAGCCACCCGGAACTGTGGGTGTTCGGATCCTGGGGTGAGGTACAGGAATTCGCCGACGAAGCGGCCGGGCGCGACCTGAAACCGTTGGTGGACTTGATCGACACGCACGGCGTCGACGCGATCATTGCGGCGGCGGACTCGCTCAGCGACGAACGCCGCGCCGATGTGGTGGTGTCCACCGCGCACAAGAGCAAGGGCCGTGAGTGGTCGGCGGTGAAGATCGCGGACGACTTCCCCGAACCAGAGCGCGGGGACGATGGCGAGTGGGAGACTGTCCCGGACTCGGATGCCATGCTGGCGTACGTGTCGGTGACGCGGGCGATGCACCGGCTGGACCGTGGCGGCCTGGGCTGGATCGACAAGTATCTCGCCTGATTTTCGATTACGTTGACGCCCGGTTCGTGGCACGGCCGGGCGCACGTTTCAATAGTGCTATTCTCGACTGAGATCCTCCTTTATGCACAAATCACTCTATGGGCAGGGTGTAGGGAGGAATAGTGCAGATGGAAAGACTTCCCCCAATTGGTGTGAGTGGCCGGACCAGCGCGTTCATTGCTGTAATATCTTGGCGGTATTCGCCGAGCTGAATATTATAAGAGGCGATGTTGTTCTGGTCTAGGTCGGTAGCCATAGACAGTAGGCTCTGTTCGGCGTCAACTAAATGATCAAGCGCGGTTCCCATGTCGTTTTTCTCGGTCTTGCTGAGCTTATCGTCGTTAATGCTGAGCCATGTGTTTATGAGAGCGTCCTGCTCCTTGGCTTCGCCGCGTAGCCCTGACGCGGTGGTCGGAAATGGCCCCGACGAGCACTTATTGTTGAGAGTCGTGAAGTAGACTGCCAGGTCATGCTGGTGTGCTGCCTGGTCGGTATGATTCTTTTGTAGAAATGCGTCTTTAAAATCAGTGAAGCTACCAGCGCCGAAAAAGAATACCGCAAAAGCGAGATAAGCGGACCATCGGGATATTATGTCAGTCCACGACCGACCGTTCTTGTCCGGCTGAGATTCTGCAATCCGATCGCTACTCTTCTCGAAACCCTCGTCGATCTTGCCGAGGCCACCTTGCTTACCTCCCGCGTCTGAAGCGGTGCCTTCCTTGTCCACCGTAAACCGAGCCACCGACCTGCCCCCTATGCTTTTTCGTTATTAGTGTCGGCGATGTGTCTGAGTCACGATACAGCTCTGGGTTGATCTACGCGGGCTTCGTAATCGGTTTGACTACTCCGCCGCCGATTTCGGTGAGCTTGATCTTCGCTTCCAGTTGCGTCAGGAACGGCCCATAGCGGGTCCCATCCATCCCGACCGCTTCGTACTGGGTGGCCTGCCCGGTCGGGCGGCTACCTCTACACGCGCACCCCACGACGCACCTCCGATTCCCTGATCGCATCCGCCAACACCCGGCGCCGACGCCCTGACGCCGCGGTGACGAGTTCGCGGGCGGCTGCTGCTCGTTGCTGCCCGGCCTGCTGCTCCGCGTATTCGGCGACCGCGCGGCGCGCCACGTCCTCTAGCAGCGCCGTGCTCACCGGCGGGATGGACTGGCGCGGAGCGAAACTGGCGACCATCGCGAGGTCGCCGTCGCGGTCCCGCGCGGCGCGGAACGCGAATCCGGGGTTGTTCACGGAGTGGGCGATGATCAGTTCCGGATGTCCGGCGACCGGTTCCCAGTGTCCCGAGATCGGCGCGGTGAGAGCCTGTTTCACCATCGCTGGGTCGGCCTGGGGATTGACGACGCCGGAGACCCAGATTCCGTGTGCGTCCTCTCCGGCGCGCACGTACGCCCAGCATGTAGAGACATCGTCGTGGTGCGCTATCGCTGCCTGCACGCCACGGCCCGGTGTGGCGTGTCCGCCACCGACTGTGAGGCGGCCGACGCGCAGGATCTGGCCGTCCGGCTCCAGATACGCCTTGGACTGGTGGAACTCGCTGTATCCGCTGTTGGAGCGGAACGGGTGGACCGGGCCGCCCCACCGGTCACGCACGGCCCGATGCACCGACTCCCACGCGGCGATATGCCCGAGAACGCGGCCGTCCGGGGTGACGTGGATCGGGGTCGGTTCGGACAGGCGCGGGTCCTCGAACATGCTGGCGTCGAACAGGTCCGGGCGCGTGGTCGCAGCGGCCACCAACGCGAGGTCCGGTGCTTCGCTGTCCGTCGCGTCCGACACGGTGATCGACGTGTCGCGGAATTCGGGGACGGAAACGAGTGTGCCGCCGACGATCTCGACCTGATCCATCCGCATCACGACCATACCGCCGTCCATCCACACCTCTTCGGCGGCCTGCGGGGTCAGAACGGTGCCTTGATCGTCGGTCAGGGTTTCCTCCCGCACCACCAGCTCGGCGGACGGTCGGGTCACGCCCGCCGCGATCTGCTGTAGCGCATCCTCGGTGTCTGGGCCGTCCAGCAGGGTTCCGGTCGCGTACAGGCCGTTGTCCCGGATCTCCAGGGCCTCGATCGCGCCCACGGTCAGTCCGCCGTCGTGTGCGGGCAGGTCTTCGCGCTGCCACTTCAGGGCGAGGGGGAGCGCGGTGTCGACGAGTTTGACGGTGGGGGAGAGCATGGACATGCCGGAGCGGCCGATGACCCCGGTCGGCATGAGCAACGCCTCGAATGTGCGGGCCATGATCTGTACTCCTTCGGGTGCCGCTGACGCGGTGATTCCATTCTCGAGGATCGGCAGCGGATCGCCAACGCGGACAACGTGGATCGCGCACCGGCAGCCGCACACCTCGCCCGGCGGTCCGGTCGGGTCACCGGGATACGCGAGATCCGCTGTGCCGACACGGAATTGGGCATCGAGCGGCACGCGTTGTCCGTTCGCTGCGGCGTGGGTCGGGCGGGTGCGGCCGTCGTGCAGGGACAGCCACACCTTCTCGTACTCGGGGATAGCGGACTGTCCGGACCGCGCGGCGGGTGCCTGTCCGGGCTGCCCCGACTGGCTGGTCTGGTTCGCGGACTGTCCGGTCTCGCCCTGTCCGGGCTGCCCCGACTCGTCGGTCTGGTTGTCCGCTGTCTGTTGCGTGGACGCCGTGACGGTTCGGACCGTCACGGCTGCCGCCTGCACCGCGCTGTTGCGGGCCCCGGTGGCTTCGGTGCGAGCCACGTTGTCCGCGCGGCGATCCCACCGCGAACCGTGCCGCACCGTCAGCTCCTCAGCCGCCAGCTGCCGCAACTCGCGCACGGTCGCGCCTTGCGCGGCGTGCTGGTCGATCGTGCGGGACAGCTCGCGTTGCGTGGTGGCGGGCATGCCGGTGAGGCGGTCGCGGACAGCAGCGAGATACGACGCCCGCCAACTCATCAGCTGCGGCACGAGGTGAGTTGCTTCCTCCGCGGTGACCGTGCGCCGCTGTCCGTCGACCGTCGTTTCGAACTCGGTGAGCCCGTGGCCGGTGAGCGCGGCGGCCACCAGGCCGTCCAGCAGCGCACCGAACCCGGGCAGGAACGATTCATCGAGTTCGTTGTCCCACAACGCATACGCGGCAACCAGCGCCGCGACATCGGGCGGGATCACCGGCTGCCCGCTGTCGTCTTGCACCTGCTCGGCGATCGTCCCGGCCGTCGCCGCGCCGAGCACCGGCAGCACCAGATTGCGGGCATAGTTGGCCCACCGCCGATAGGAGGCGAGCGCGAGATCCCGGATCGCGTTCTCGGTGGACAGGATCGACGTCAGCGCCCCGCGCTTCATACCCGCACCCCAGCGGTCAACTGCGCAGGCAACACCGGTTCGCGCGCACTGGTGAGCGCGGCCCGGGAGATTGCGAACACCAACGCCCGCAACCGTGCCCGGTCGATACCCGCCGACGCGCACACGTGCTCGTCCACCAGCTCGTCCCAGCCGTCGATCAGACGTTCCACATCGCCGTCGTGGCACGGTCCGAGGACGCGGTGCACTTCGATCGCGGACACGTCCCGCAGGCGGGCGTGGTCCGAACGGGACCGGCGCCGTTGTCCGGCGCGGCGCAGGGCTTCGTTCACGCACATGCGGACCACGGCGCGGGCCGCGTTGTCCTGGGTGTCCGGGATCGAGGGTGCGTCAATCGTTTCCGGCGCGCCGTCATCCGCCGGGGCGGGGGCGGTGCTGCCGGGGATCGGCAGTTCGGGCAGCACGGACAGCGCGGGGACCAGGGCGCGCAGCACGGGCAGGAGATCGGGCAGCATCTCCGGGGTGCGGCGTACCTGGTCCATGGCCCACGATGTCCAGCCGTTGACGCTGGTGAGGTCGTAGCCGTCTTCCTCGACGGACAGCCCGAGTTCCTTCAAGTAGGTTTCGGCGCGCACGATGCCATCGGTGTATCCGCTCCGGACCTTCTCCAGCCGGTCCGGCTCAGCCTCCACATCGCTGGTGTCGTACCAGATGACCACCCTGCCCGCGGCTTCCGGCAGCATCGGCACCAGCAGTTGCTCGGTCAGCGCGGCGCAGATCGTTTCCATCTCCGGCGACGCGTGCCACCGGACCGCTTCGGCCTCCACACCCCACAGCGACCAGTGGTTCAGGTCCGCCAGGCCGAGCAGGACTTCCGGCGGCATGTCCAGGGTCATCGCGAGGCGGCGCACCGCTTTCTCCTGCGCGGCCTGCGCCTTCTCCGACACCTCGGAGTCGAACTTGATGTGCTTGATCTTGTCGACGTACTCCCCGGCCACCGTGAGGATGATCGGCACCAACGCCGCAGCGCTGGACGGGTTTTCGATCGCCGTCGACATCGCCTCTTGCAGCGCGGACCGGATCTCGTCCGCGCTGACGAAACGGGACGGCGGAGGCGGGATCGGCGGCAGGTTCGGGGCGTCGGGATCGGGCGCACCGGTCGGGGCCGGTTTCACCGGCATCGACACCTCACGCGGCAGGATCAGCAGGCCGTTACCGGCCTGGCGGGACTTGCCTGCGCCCTCGATGTTCTGTTCCATGCGCACGATCCGCCGCAGGATCGGCAACGCGGCTTTGACCGGCGACCACGCCAGATACGACACGCGCGGGTCCGGCCGCCAGATACGCGACAGCGTGTCAACCCGTGGATCCATTTCGTACTTGGTGCCGTCATCGCGGGTGATCTCGATGCGCTCGCCGCGGACCTTGATCTCATCCTTCGACAGGATGTGCCATTCCTCCACACCGCCGGGCGGGTAGATGATCGCCAACCAGCCTTCACCGGGAATCGTCATCAACGGGGCCAGCCTGCCGAGCATCTGCGATTGGCCGGCGACCCCGCCCGCGATGCGGGCCACGAGGTCCTTCGCGGCCGGGTTGTCGGTGCTGCCGGTTGGGCGGCCGGTCTCCGGGTCGATGTCGGATGCGACGAGCCGGAAACGACTGAGCAGCGCGGTTTTCCACAGCAGCGCGTACGACAGTTCGCCTACCGCGTCCACCATGTCCCAGGCTTCGGCCTGCCATTTGCCGGTGTCAGCGGGCGGTTTGGTGACCTTGCCCCACCGTTCGGGCTGGACGCGCGTGGATGCGGCGGTGAGCGCGGACAGCGACGACAGCGCCACCGGCTCCGGAGCATCGTCCGGGCCGGTCGCGGGTCGCTGTCGTGAGAAGATCCGTGCCATCGTGCGCGCACGCTATCCGGCGTGGGTGCAGCACTCAGGCCACGAATTGCGGCCTATTCGTCGGTTGGTACGAGTCTGGAGAGCCGGGCAATGAACGGGTAGGTGCCTGGTGTCTCCTCGACGTACTCCACCAGACCGAGATCGGGATCGCCGTCGACGTCAACCTCTACGACGCGGAATACATGAACCCCACCCGCTACCAGCTTGACCAGCGAACCAACCTCTAAAGCCACTAGGTGAGCGTACTCGCTCACCAGATCGGATCATCGATAGCTGGCCGTGTGCCCTATGACGCGAAACGCCCCGACCGCGCGGGCCGGGGCATGTTGTCGAGGGTCGGTTGTCAGATGGTGGCGGAGGCGATGAACCACTCGGTAGCGGCTTCGTTGTCGTCGGCGGCTATCGATCGGGTCATGCGAAGCGGCAGGCTGATCCAACGCCGCGACCGGAAACCGTGGCAGGGCCGGACCACCCATACGCCCCAGTCCCGACACAGGTACTCGCCGTCGCCGGTATCCGCGGACAATCCCTCACGCACCTTCATCGCGGCGGTGCCGAGATTGTGCCGCAACCAGAACAGGCGTGACCGCACCGTCGCGGGGCGACCGGACTCGGCGTAACTACCTGTCGTCCACGGCATTAGCGGCCTCCTCGGGCGCATTCTTCGGCGGTCACAGACTTGGCCATCGAGAATTTCCGGTAATCGAACGGATGCCCCTGCATGGTACCGACCACTTCGGCCTCAATGCGCCAGTAACCCGGCCGACATTGATCCACCTTCACGCCGTAAGCCATGCGCGAGGTGCCTGGGATCCGGTGGTCGCTGATCAGTCGAACGCCCTGCCACTGGCCGCCCTCGCGGAAATCCAGCCCGAGCCTCATCTCGTGCTGCTCGGGTGGTCGGTCGCAGGATGCCCACGCGGAGCCGTTGACCGTCCCGACGCCGACGAACGGTCTGACCGGCATGAAATCCATGACGCATTGGAACTCGGCGTGCGCGGACCCGGTACCGGCGAGCATGGACCCACCGAGGAGAGTCGCGACCACTACGGCGCGCACGGTGCTGGTGACGATCTTCATTTGTTTCCTCCCTGAATTGTGCTGGGGCTATTCGGATCTCGATTGCCCCTGGGTATTCCGGTCGCGCTCGGCCCACTGGTCGAGACCCTGCGCGACACGGATCAGCAGCGCGGCAGATGGTGCCGCGGTTTGGTGGATGGGGTGAGGGATGTGGGTTGCGCCGGGCGTGCGGTGCGGCAGGTTAGGACTCATCCGCGCTGAATTCGGTCGGGCAACTCGACGACCGTGGGCGGATCAGCCTTGATGCGGAAGGCGGCGACACATTGGTCGCCGCAGAACACGCGGCCGTTGCGGCGGCGTCGGGTCTGTGCCGGGATCTCCTTGCCGCACCAGTCGCACCAGTCGTCCTCTGTGGCGTTCACGATGACGCCTCCGGTTCGGGGAGTTGGCCCGCGCGCTGGCGGGTGCGTTCGGAGGCGACGCTGATCAGGCCCACGATGTCCCGCAAGTAGCGGTCGATGCCGTACAGGTGGTCCCACGTGGGAACGATCACCGTGTCGGCACCGGCCGCTGCTAGAGCGTCCATGACCGTGACGAGCGGCCCTTCGATGGTCGGGGTGATGACCACGACTTCACCGACCGTGTAACCGAGTAGCGCGCCGATCTCGCTCATGGCTTGTTCGTCCGCAGCACGGTTCGTGGTCAGGTCGGGTCGAATACACCGAATGGCGAGTGCTTCCGGTGACGTTGCGCCTGTGCTCATTTGGCAGTCCGCCTCGTTTGGGTCCGGTCTGTTGGAGGGCACCCGCCGCCGGTGGCTTCGCTGTTTCGCTGCGTGGTGTTGGCGGCAAATCAGCGACCGAGAGGGGTGCTTCCGGCGGTGGGGCCGAATCTCACGCTATGAGCGGCTTGTCCCGGGACGGAAGCTTGTTGCGAAATGTTGCGAATACAGCCGTCCAGCGCGACGGTGACGCCTGCCTACGGTGGGATGTCCTGCTGCACTGGACGTACGCTCGAATATGTGAGCGATCTGACCGGTTGACTGCCTACCAGTCGCGCGAGACGATGAGGTCGATAGTCCGCAACAACTCGCAACAACGTAGGTGGAGGATCGACCATGCGTCTAACGTTTGTGGCCAAGGACCCGGGCTCGAATCCAACGGGCTCACCGACGCTCTACCGCACCGACCGCGACTCGTGGGTGGTGCAGGGCTGGGCGGTCACAGATCCCGAAACCCTCGCGCAGATGGACATTCCCGAGGGCGAACTGTGTGTAGAGATCCCGGACAGGCTGGTTCCGTTTTTCGGGCAGGGAGACATTGACCTCAATAAGTGACGACGAATTCGACCGGCTACTCACCGAATTCGGGAACACCTCGATTCACCTCGAAACCCGCGACGCATACGGCACCGCCACCGAACTGCCGTACATGGCGAAGTGGGCCAACGGTGAACCCGACGATCTCGAATGGCTGCAAGGCTGGTGCGCCACACTCCGCGCCCACGTTGCTGCCGGACGCTCCGTGCGGCGCGCCCGCATCGTCTCCGAGCCGCTGAGCGACTACCAACGTTGGTCGCACAGCATCGCTCAACCGATGGTCGACGCCGGGGAAGACATCAGATGGGTGCCACGCCACCGCGTGTCATCAGTCGCCATCCCCGGCAACGACTTCTATTTGCTCGATGATCGGCTGGTGATATTCCTGCACTACTCCGGCGACGGTCTAGGAGTCGACAAGACCACCTCGACCGACCCGCACGACATCACGCTGTGCCGCACAGCATTCGACGCAGTGTGGAAGCTGGCAATCCCGCACCGTGACTACAAGCCCGTCTAGCGCTGCACAAGAAGCGCGACGTGCACTCGGCCGGCGGCTACGCGAACTCCGCAACGCCGCCGGTCTCACGGTCCGCGAACTCGGGGCCGCCAACGAGTGGCACTTCGCCCGGGTGTCGAAAATCGAGAACGGCGTGCAGGCCCCGACCGACCGCGATATCCGGCTGTGGTGTCGGGCCTGCTCCGCCGAAGATCAGATCCCGGATCTGGTCGCCACACTCCGCACGGTCGATGAAGCGTACGTAGAGTTCCGGCGCCAGAGCCGCGCCGGAATGAAACGAGTGCTCGGCGCGCACACGCAAAAGCGGTACGAGCAGACCAAGGTGTTCCGCATCTACGAGCACAACGTGATCCCCGGCCTGTTCCAGACGGCCGAGTACGCCGCGGCCATGCTGTCCTTCTGGATCCGGTTCCTGGGCACACCGAACGACGTGGCCGAGGCCGTAGCGGTGCGCGCCGAACGACAACGAATCCTCCAGCGCGGCGGGAAACGATTCGTAGCTCTGTTGGAGGAACAGGCGCTGCGCACGTGGTTCGGGTCGGCGGAGGTGCAGGCCGGGCAACTGGGGCGACTCCTCGAGCTGATGGCGCTGCCGAACATTTCCATCGGCATCATCCCGCTCATGGTGGAGCGGGAAGCGGTCGCATCGGCCGGGTTCTGGATCTTCGACGACGACATGGTGGCGTTGGAGACACCGACCGCAGCTATCCAGGTCACCCAACCCGCAGAGTGCAACCTGTACGCGCGGATGTTCGAGGAACTGAAAAAATCAGCGGTCTACGGCCCGCAGGCCCGGCGGCTGATCCTCGATGTACTCGGCGAACTCAGCCGGTAGACGGCCGAGGTGACAGCGCGGGGGCCGGACACCACTGCATCACGGGGAGTTGCCCGTGGCCGTTGTTCGTCCACAGCACCATTTCGACCAGGCCGAGCCAGCTGCCGTTGTTCACGCGCGCCCAGGCGTGCAGCAGGCCCGGCACCTGGCCGGTGAGGTCCAGGCCACCGACCTTGATCTTCATGGCGATTTTGTCGCGGCCGAATCCGCCCGGCTGCCTGGTCGGCATGGCTTTGCTGAGGTCGACCACGACCGGCACCGGAGGGGTCACGGCGCGGCGCAGCGGCGGACTGAACTCCTCCGGCCACGCCTCGAACATAGTTTCGAATCCTAGATGCTGCCTACCGTCGCCGGACGGCGAACCCCTGATAGGACAACCACCGGCGAGTCACATCGCCTACGGCACCGTCAGCAACCAACCAGCGTCATATAGGTATGGAATCCATCGACTACGAAGCCCTGCACGCTGCTGGCCTCGACCCGGACGACCCAGCGGAATGGGTCACCCAGTCGCGGATGCAACTGCTGCTGAAATCGCGCGCAGTACAGCTTGGCTGGCCGGAGTTCGGCCCAGGGGCTCGCAGGTGACCGGGCGCGATCGAACGCGGATACGAGAGCACGAATGATGATGCGCTGGTGATCTTTTCGGGTGAGAATCGAGCGATGATGGGGAGGCTGCGCCGCGCTGGCGCACAGATCGCACGTTGGGTTGCAGTGCTCCGGCCCACTCGGATACGCAAGCTACTGGGCCTGTTCATGGGCGGAGTCGGGCTGTTCCCGGCCATCGTCGCCGCCCTCTGTCTCGGTCTCGGTATCGCGCTCGGTGCGCAATGGGTTCTGCATCGATTCATCGCCACCAGCACCGCCCGGGCCGCGCCGATCGACCTCACCAAACTCTCGCTCACCGTGGTGGCCGGGGTCGGCGGCATCGTGGCCCTGGTCGTTGCCTACCGCCGCCAGCGCGACCTTGAGCAAGGTCGGTTCGTGGAGCGGTTCGGTGCTGCGGCAGCACAACTCGGCAACACTGACGTCGCGGTCCGCATCGCCGGGGTCTACGCGATGGCTGGCGTCGCCGACGAATCTCGTGGATTGCGCCGTCAGCAGTGCATCGACGTGCTGTGTGGCTATCTGCGACTGCCTTACAAGACCGAGCACGGAGCCAGCGGTCGCACCAAGTTCGTGATCAAAGCGCCGCGGGTCGACCACGGCCGAGTTCGTGGTGAGACCGAAGAACACATCGAATACCGGCAGAACGACAGCGAAGTTCGCAAAACCATCGTCACTGTCATCGCCGACCACCTACGGCCCACCGCTGAATACAGTTGGTCAACATCCAACTTCAACTTCCGCGCCGCTTACCTCGAAGACGTGAACTTCACCGCTGCGAGGTTCTCAGGCGCCGCCCGGTTCGATAACGCGACGTTTTCCGGCACCGCCTGGTTTGACGACGCGACGTTTTCGAGTACCGCCCTGTTCAGCGGCGCGAGGTTCTCTGCCAGTGCTCGGTTCCCCGGCGCGACGTTTTCCCACGGCGTCGCGTTCACTCAGACGATGTTCTCCACCGCCTGGTTCGAGGGTGCGAGGTTCTTCCGCACCGCCTATTTTGACAACGCGACGTTTTCCAGCCGCGCATTGTTCAACATGGCAGAGTTCTCCGGTACCACCTCGTTTGACGGCGCGAAGTTCTCCGACAGCGCCTATTTCGACGGCGCGATGTTTTTTTCCCCCGTTTCGTTCCGCGAAGCGATGTTCTCCGATCCCGCCTCGTTCAGAAGCGCGATGTTCTCCGGTACCATCGTGTTCAGCCACGCGGCATTCTCCGGCACTGCCCAGTTCCGCGACGCGACGTTCTCCGGTGCTGCCCGATTCCGCGACGTGACGTTCTTGGGCAACGCTTCGTTCGACAGCGCTAGGTTTACCTTAACTGCCTCGTTCGACCGCGCCGTATTCTCCGGCCCTGCCTCGTTCAGTGACGCAACATTCTCCGGTTTCATCACATTCAAGATGGTGAACTTCGGTACTCGACCAATCTTGTTCGCCGATCTCAGACAATGGGGGCCGCCGGAACCGATCTTCGACTGGTCCCAAGATATCAGCCTGAAGCCATCCAACGTTGGCCCGCAGGATTGGCCCCCGACTCCGGCAACACCCGCCGCCAACGAATCGGTTACCCGTCGTCGCAGTTGGTTTCGTCTCGCACTGCGCAGGTTCGGTCAACTAGTCGGGATTGCGCTCGACAGCTCAGCTGGGGAGTAGATCGGTGTCTACGGGCGCTAGCCAGCGGCGGTAGTCGTGGAACACATCACCGGTCGCGATCGTTGCGGCTGTGGTGGGCAAATCTAGTTCATTTCCTTTTGTTGACGGCGGGCCTTCGTCTGATGAAGGCGGGCCGGGGCACCTGGGCAGGGTGCCCCGGCGTGGGGCTATCGCATGTGTTCGGCGGCAGCGAAATTCGCGAGATTGTCCAGGGTGATGCCCTGGATCAGCAGCGTGGTGGGTTCGCCGTTGTGGACGACCGTGACGGTGAGCCCGTCGTCGGTGAGCGTGGCAAGCTGGCGGAAATTGACAGCGAGAGTGGGCATTCCGGTTCCTTCCGGTGGGTGACGGCTCGATCCGTCGAACTGGTGGCCGCCCCGCGTCAACTGGGGGCGGCCGGGGTGGGTCAGTGGCAGAGGTTGCCGGGGCTGGTGTGCGTGACCGGAACCACCGACCACTCACCGCCGAACCGATCCAGCCAATCGCGCTTGGCGGCCAGCTCCGCGAATTCCCGCGTGCCGGTGCACATCTGGGCGACAGTGAACGGCTCCCCGTTGCGCTTGCCCACCATGTCGCGGCCGACGATCGCGAAGGTCGCGGAGTCGCCCCACCGGTCAAGGTCCTGGGTGGTGCCGTCCGGGTAGGTGACGTGCGCCGAGAACGGGTAGTGGGTGTGAGTGCTCATATCCGGCTCCATCCGGTGAGTGAGGGCTTGTCCCTCGAACACCAATCACATTACACACCAATGTGTGTACAGTCAAGCGTTTTCAGTCAGAATCCCACCGCGCCAGCACACCCACCAGATACGAACCCGCAGGCCACAACCCGAACCCCCACCACCACGGCAAACCAGCCACGACCGCAGTAGGCCACGCCAGCACCGCGCACACCCACCAGCCCAAACACCACGGGCAGAACGACAGATACGTGATCATCGAGGCGTTCCCGAACTTGTCCACGATGGCCTTGCGGATCGGCTCCCCGATCCTGTCCGTGGTGACGATGCGCGTCAACCGAGCCGCGGAGAGCACGAACACAGCGAGCGTGAGAATGGAGGTCAGGGCATGCGGCATGGCGCGGACGGTAGTTGCTGGGCGTGCAGTTCCGGGGAGCTAACCGCGACGAGGGCTGAGACCGCAAAAGCCCTCGTCCTCGTGCGTTCGCGGCTGGCCTAGCGGGCTCACCCAGACGACGCGCAGAGACCAGCGATGCATTTGTTCGTCGGTGGCGAGGGCTTGGCGTTGGAAATCGTCCTGTAATGGGTTGCGTGCCGAGAGAGTAACGCCGTACCGCTCCTTCGCCTGCCTCTCAGCCTCCTTGTGGTTCTCTATCTGCCTCGTAATTTCCCTCTCGTATTCCTGTCGCTTACGAACCTCATCGGCGCGACGCGCGGCAGCGAGAGGGAAGCGGAACCGCAAGTCTCCGCCTCGACCGGGAACGGCATCCTCTCGAGCTGTGACCGTTTCCCCATCCACTGTCATGTCGGCGCGGACCTCTCGGGCCTCATCATCACCGGTATTCGTCAGAACCAGGAACCCAGGCCCCGCCCAGTCCCAGCCCCAGTCCACGTCATGCCGCTCGGTCTCGCGTGCCTCGGATCGGTAGGCAATGGTGTTGGCTTCGTTCGCGACGCCGAGGGCCTGTTCCGACGTCTGGTTGGCCTTCCCGCTCTCTTGCTTGGATTGAATGGCAACTCGCAATGCCCACCCTGCGACGCCGAGCGAGCCAACGCCCACCACCAGGCCGCCAACAGCAACAACGTCCAACGAGTCCTCCTTGGCGCATCTCGGTTGCGCCGGATACGGCGCCCGGCGAATTATTCGGTTGGACGAGTGAAACCGCTACACCCTGCAGGACTGGGCGCGGGCGGCGGTAAGCGGGCCGCCCGCGCGCTGGGGTCTAGTTGTCGAACTGTTCGATGTCGAGGCTGCCGAGAAGGGCCGCGCGCGTCAGATCGCGGGTGAGACCCAGCTCGGGGCATTCGCGCAGCAGGGTCGACGCCAGCTCGAACAGTGCCGACAGTCTGACGGCGTGCGATGCGCGATGCAGCTGCATCGTTCCGTCGACGTGGGCGTGGCCCTTGGCGAGGGTCTCCGCGGCCTTTTCGACGCCCTCCTGAGCCTGCTTGGCGGTGCGGTTGATCTGGAGCAGCAGCAGCCGCCCGGCCATCGAGACGGCCGGGGTGGGGTCGGGGTTGCTGCCGTGCTTGCGGCACTGGCAGCTGACCTTGCGGCACGACGGGCCGTTGCCGTAGGCGTCCTCGGCGATGTGGTGGCAGTCGTCGCACAGTTCCACGACATCGCCGGTCGGGTGGACCGATGTGCGGCGAACCTGGCTCATCGAGATTTCCTGCGTGGCGCGGTCGCGGATCCGCAGGCGGCCACCGGTGTTGCCGGTGATCACGAACTCGTCGCCGTGATGGGCGCGGATCGACCCGTGGTAGGTGACCACGTCGCCGACCGACAGCTCCGGGAGAGCGAAGATCAGCAGTGCGTGGTTGACGGCGGGGAGTTGTTCGGTGCTCATGAGAATCCGGTTCCTTCCGGGTTGGTGACGGTTCGGTCCGTCGCGGTGGGGCCGCCCGGTGTGGGCGGCCCCGGGGTGGTCAGTTGGTGGTGACGGTGACGGCGGTGCCCTTGGCGCGGTAGTAGTCGGCCATCTCGGCCGCCTCCTCGGCGTCGGTGGTCGTGATCGTGCCGCCGGTGGCGAAGGTGAGGGTGTGGGTCATGCTGTCCGGCTCCATCCGGTTGGTGAGGGCTGATTCCCTCGAACAACACCAACAATACACACCAATGTGTGCGTTGTCAACGGTAGGAGTTGAACCCTGACGGGATATCGCCCCAACCGCCCTGGCGCGGCGCGGACATCTGCGCACCATCCCCACCACTGAGCACGTCATACGCGATCGTCGCGGCGGCCACCCGGTCCGGCTGATGCTGCCCCTCCTGCCAGCGGATCGCGTGCGCCTCCATCGTCGCCAACCGATGACCGACCACCCGGCACCGACCAACCGCGGTCGCGTTCCGCAGGCCCACAGAGCGCACCAGCGCATTACCGGAGCCCTTCCAGGGCGTCACATGGAACGGCCGATCCTGGGGCACCACAACGCCATCCACCAATCCGCCGGCATCGAGCGCTTCGGCCGCGAGATCGCTGTACGCGCGGCGGATCAGCTGCCCGTACGTGGCGGGCGCGTTGTATGCCTCGAACACCACCTCATCCGCGCCCGTCGTGAGCGCGAGCAGGCAGGCCCGGCGCGGCCACTCGGCCGACGACAGCTGCCCGGACCAGTCGTCCGCGAGAACCACCGTGCCGTCCCTAGCGACTCCGGCGCCGATGATTCCCGCTTCATCGCCGGTGCCGGTTTCTGCAGGGTCGATCGCGACCAGCCGTCGATACATGGTCGGTGCCTGGTCGAATCGCCAGCGGTCGAACCACTCCGGCGCGAACAACGCGCCACCGACCGGGGTCGGGACGCCGAGATACAGGGCGGCCCAGACGCGTTCGCCGACCGCGCGGCGGGTGCGGTCCCAGTCCTCGGCGGTGCGGCCCCGCGCGGACACCAGCGGGACGCCTTCCGGGCGGTCCAGCGCGTCCGGTACTCCAGCGGTCGCGACAGCGGGAATGTTGACGTGCAACCACTCTCGGTGTTCGGGCGGCCGGTTCGCGTCCTCCTCGAGCAGGTGCCCGGCCAGGTCCTGTTCGTGCCAGCGGGTTTGAATCAGGATGATCGGCGCACCCGGGGCGAGACGCGTGGACAGGTCACCTTGAAACCCGGTGATCACCTTGGCGCGTTCGGTGGGGGAGTCCGCGGCCTGCATGCCCTTCAGCGGGTCGTCGATGATCAGCAGATCGCAGGCGCGGCCGGTGATGGTGCCGCCCATACCGACCGCGACCACACCGCCCTTGTGTCCCTTCAGCTGCCAGTTCCCTGCGGCCCAACGGTCCTCGGCCAGGGCCAGGCCCAGCCGGTCCGGTAGCGGCACACCCGACAGCGGATCCCGTGCGTCGGTCCCGTAGGACATCAGGACGTTGCGGGCCTCCCGCGATGACCGGCGCGCCAGATCCTCGCTGTAGGAGGCGATCAGGATGCGGGAATCGGGCCGCCGCTGTAGCTGCCGAAGCACAGTCCACACCGCCACCAGTGTCGACTTGCCCTCCTGTGGCGGGCAGGTGATGAGGAGTCGGCCGCCGCGTGTGGTGACGGCGCGTTCGATGTGCTCGGCCATCAGCTGCACGGCCGGAGTGATCACGTAGGCGGGATCGATGCGGTGCGCCAGCTCGGCCGCGTTCGCGCACGCCCGCAACGCTGTACGTCGCGCCGTCTCCTGCGCCGCCCACACCTCGAACGCGCGCCGCTGCTCCGGGGGGAGCCCTTCGGCGTGCGCCATGAGCTGTGCGAGGCGATCGGCGACGGCGGTCACGTCACTCCTTGTCGTCCTCGGGGAACACGGGTTCGATCTGCGGGTTCTCCCGCATGGCCTCACTGACGATGCGGTGCCACATACCCGGGAACGGTGCGTCGGGTTTCTTCCCGCGCCATATCCGCACCTTCAGCGCTCCGCCGCCTGCCTGCTCGAGGAGATCGTTCACGCGCTGGTCGAACGCTTCGGTCAGTTTCTCGACTTCGGTCCAGACGCCTTGCGGGATACCGCCCTGGCCGTTCTCCCAGCGTTGATAGCTGGAGGGGGATACGCGCAGGGCGGCGGCCATTTCGTCGCGTTGCAGGCCCAGATAGGCGCGGGAGACGAGCATCCGTCCCCCGCGCCCGAAATCGTATTTCTGGTCCGCCACGCTGGTGCCCCTCTCGTCCGCGACTGCCCGCCGGGTTGGTAGGCAGTTGTGGACCCAATGGTGGCACGGGGTTCCGTGCCACCAGGCGGGGCGGGTGCGGAGCCCTGTAGGCGTCACAGGGCGTCCGCGATGTTCGGGTGGATGTAGCGGACCCACTGGCGGGACACCTCCACGGTGATCGTCTCGCAGGGGTCGGTCTGGTCCGACGCGGCGATGGTGTTGATGAACCCGCCCGCGATGTCACCGGCGACGGTGCGGTCGGTGGGCGCGAACGACGCTTCGTCTCCGTCCCAGGTGCACCAGGACACCGTGACGGCGGCGGGACGGCCGGTCTCCTCGCACCACACGAAGTCCCAGTTGGCACCCCGGGTGATCTCCACGCGGATGCGGGTGTCGTCGACCAGGCCGAGAGCTTCGGCGACCAGCTGGGCGGCGGTGCGGATCGGGGTGGCGATGGTGGCGGTCATGGTCCGGTTCCTTCCGGTTGGGTGACGGCTTGATCCGTCTGACATGAACTACAATACACACATGTGTGTGTTTCGTCAAGTGGGGTGGGCCGCCGACATCATGCCAGCGGCCCGCGCAAGCTCACCGACGCGCGAACGCGTCGACGTGCACCCACACCTCCCCGCTTCCGCCGCACGCCTGGCAGCCGTCCCCGCCGCACGAGCAGACGCACGCCACGAAATCGGGGGACTCGGCCGCAGCGTCCGCGAACATGGCGGCCTGGGAATGGGTGAGGTGGATAGGCATGGCCGGTTCCTTCCGGTCGGGTGACGGCTCATCCGTCGAACAACACCAACAATACACACATATACGTGTGTACGTCAATCGGTGGAGGGAATGACTCCCTCCCCGGCCAGCCGCTGCCGCAACTCGGCCAACGCAGCGTCACTCTCCAACACCGCGGTTTCGGTCTCCTCGTCGTCTCCCCGGTCGGCCGGGATCGTATTGGTCACGCTGGCGACCCACAGGACATCCACGCCGGTGTCACGAGGACGCACGATCGCTTCCGCCGGCATGTGCGCGGTCGCCTCCACCAGACGTCGCAAATCGTCCAGGCGGAGTTCGTCCAGGTAGTCGTGCAGATCCAGGTGCGCGGCCTCGATCGTGCGCGGTTCCTGGCGCACAGTGATCGCGATCCGTGCCTGCGTGTCGGTGTCCGGCATTCCGGTTCCTTCCGGGTAGGTGACGGCGTGTTCCGTCGTGGCGATGAGGTGGAGGTCGGGTTCGCGGCGCGGCCAGTTCTCGGGGCAGTGCACCCGGAACCGGTCCTTGCCGATGGCGAGCACGTCGCCGTGGAGGATGCGCGCGGCGTAATCCCCGGCCGGTTCGCCGTACGGCCACCCGCGCAGGTAGGCGGTGCCCCGGCCCGCGTTGTACAAGATCAGCATGTTGGTGCCGGGCGCGATCCCAATGTGCTTGGCCGTCCCGTAGAAGACGGGCGTGACGCCGCGAACAGTGCCGACCGCATCTTGGCGATCGGCGAGGCGAATGGTGTGCGTGCGCATCGGGGTTCCTTCCGGGTGTGACGGTTCGGTCCGTCGATCGGTCCGGCCCCGCCGTGGTGGCGGGGCCGGGGTGGGTGGCTATGCGGCGACCAGGTGGGCGGTCTGCGCGTAGGAGGCGAACCCCGCGGCCACGGCCGCGTCGTCGGCCGCGTACGCGAACACCTCGATCGCGCGGCCGTTGCGGACGGTCCACACCTTGCGCGGCGCGGTGCCGGTGCGCGCCATGTAGGCGGCCTTCACGCGCTTGCCCGCCTGCGAGGCGTACCGGCGGCACAGTTCGCTGTCCGCGCCGAACCGCAGCATGTGGTTGCCGATGGTCGCGATGGTGCCGGTGGCGAGTTCGGCGGCGACCTGCGGGCCGTTGTTGAAGCGGGCCAGGGCGGGGGCCTGGAGGGCGCGGACGCGGCGGCGGATCGCTTTGGCGTCGGCGACGCGGGCGGCCTGGGCGGGGTTGTAGATGGTGCTGCGCATGTCCGGTTCCTTCCGGCGGGTGAGGGCTTCTCCCTCGAACAACTACGACTCTACACCTATATGTGTGTACGCGCAAGCTGATTGACGCGATCCCGGAAGATCGCCCGAACATCCGGTCTGGGCTGCCCCAACACATCTCGCTGACGCGGATGTGGGACATGCCCGCCCGCAACGTGATTCGCGATCAACTCCAACCCCAGACACCAGGCCCGGCCATACGGTGCGCCATCGTTGACCCACTCGCCATCCGGCAGGCGCCGCAGGTATCGGCGGGTGATGCCGTGGTTGTTCGCTATCCCCTGCTCGTGCTGCTCTGTCCGGTCGCACGCCGGGCACCGCCATGGCCCCGACATCGCCGGGCGCACCAGCTCGAGGAACGCGGCGTCACGCGCGTCGAACAGCTCCAGGCGCAATTGGCCGGCGGGCGCGTTCACGGCCGCGGCTGTTCTGCGGACTGGGTGAGCTGATTCGCCTTTCGTTGCTGGGCTTGCCAGGTGTAGACGTTGTGGATCGAACGATCGCGCTCGGCGATTTCATCGGCGGTCATCCGCTGGCCGTCCGGGTCGTGTCGGAGCATCGGCCCGAACGCCTGAATGCAGCCGTCGCACGCATCGCCGACCAGCGCGACGGGCGTACGACAGCCGGGGAGTACGCACGAGGTGAGCAAGGTGTCGGTCGGCTCGGTGACGCTCATCGGATCGCCGTGTCCAGGGTCAGGATTGCCGACAACGCCAGGATCAGCGCGGCCCCGCCGACCGCGAACGCGTGCAGCAGTTCCGCGGCTGGGGTCGGCAGGAGCGACAGCAGGACGATCGACGCCAGGATCCCGGACGCGGGCTCGAACAGGTAGCGGATCGTCGGTGCGATGAGGGTGAGCCATTCGCGCAGGTGCAACGTCACCGCGAACAGGGCGCGGCGGTAGATGGAGACGGTGGCGCGGTGGCGGCCGGTGTAGGTGGACATCAGGCGTTCCCTTCCTCGATCGGTTTGGTGCCGGACAGGTGGCGGATCAGTAGCGCGTCCTGGTAGTCGCCGCTCTGGTTGTGCGGCCACGTGGCCCACAGCTCCACGTCCACGCACCATCCGGCGGGGGTGCGCGGCACGAGGTGTTCCTGCCGCTCGAACGCGGCGTCCTGTGCGGTGCAGACGAATTCGGTAGTGCACTTCGTGACGCCGGGGCGCGTCCTGGTGACGACCAAGAACACCTGCGGATGCTGCGCGGGCGCGGGGTTCGCGTGCGCCAGGCGCTCGATGAGTTCGGCGCGCGGGTCGCGATCCTCGGCGTCGTGGTCGCGGCCGATCAGGCAGTCGCAGACGTCCTTGGTTGGCGTGATGTCGTATCGGATGGTGGCCCAGTGCAGGGGCGCGGTCACCGCCGGGCCTCCGTGTTCTCGGTCGCGGCGGCCGTGCGGCGGTACGTCATGACGGGTTCGAAACCGTCTGCGGCGAAGTCCTCCAGGCGCGGGTTGGCGCTGCTGGAGCCGTTCCAGTAGACGCGCGGCGTGAACAGGTGCCGTTTGCGGTAGGCGTCCAGGTTGTCGATGCCGTGCTGTTCGATTTCGACCACGACTCCGGTGATCTTGTGTCTGACCTCGAACACCCAGCGGCCCTCGTCCTCCCGGCCGGTGTCCACGAACTCGATGTCCGTGAAGCCGTCGCGGGTTATCTGGTCCCAGAACCACTCTCGCGCGTACTGGGCGGCTTTCTCGCGGGTGTTGGTCCAGCCTTCGTCCGGCTGGGTGGGGGCGATGTGGCTTCCGGCGTTGATGATGGTCATGGGACTCCTGTCGGCGGGCGCGGGGATGCGGTGCGCGGGTGCTGGTTTGGTGAATGGGTGGCCGCCGGGCGTGGCTGGGGATGGGAGGCACGCCCGGCGGCCGGTGTCCCCGCGCGGGGCCAGCGCGCGGGGAGTCTCGGGGGCGGGTGGCCTAGAGGGCGACGGCGGCCCAGGCCAGCAGCAGGCCGGTCACGACCAGCATGGAAATGGTCCCGGCGACGATCAGGATCAGGGCGTCGAACAGCCACGTTCCCTGCTGTCGCTGGGTGTTGTTGGGGTTGCGCATAGTCCGGTTCCTTCCGGGAAAGTGACGGCTGAATCCGTCGAACACCACTGACAATACACACTCACATGTGTGTAGTCAATAGGTGATTGTGGTAGGCAGTCGCCCGGTCTACCCCCGAAAATCCGGAGACTTCCCCCAGGTCGCGCCCACCCGAATCAGTAGGCAGCGCACCGTCATTCACCATCCGGCGCGTCGCCGTCGACCACCTCCCCGTCCACGACATCCCCGCCGGCACCGTCCAGCAGCTCCGCGAACTCCCGCTTCAGCTGCGCCAGATCCGGCGCACCCTCTACGGTCACCTGCACCGCTGGCACCTGGTCCAAGCCGTGCAGGCGCACCAGGCGGGCCAGGGCCTTGTCCGCGACGCTGGCGCCCTTCACGAACTTGTCGATATCCCGCTCGTCACGACCCTCGAGCATCACCCCGAACCCGTGCGTCCACAGCTGTTCCGCGCGGGCGATCATCAACGGCCGCACCGTCTCCGCCGCCGACGTGGCCGCCCGCTTCAACGCAGCGTGCACAGCGGCGCGTGCCCCCGACTCACCCGCGTAACCCTCTTCCTCGGCGATCTCCGCGTACGTGAGGCCCCGGACAGCCAGATCGAGGCAGCGTTGCTGCTTTGCCATCGTGTCCGGAGCCGGGGAAGCGTTGCCGCGGCGGCGTTTCCCATCAGTCATCGGACGCACTGACCTTGTACGCAGAGCTAACGGTGATCTTCACCTGATGAACGGTAAGAGGACGAGGTGCAGCGGCTGAAGTGAGGCGTAACGCACAGCAGGATATGGCGATGTATAGGAGTTCGTCGCAGCGTTGAATCATCTCGGATATGGGGTTTCGATGGATACGGTCCAGGCATCTGGTGACGATTTGGTCGAAGATTCACCGGTGACGGCTTTACCGAGCAGTCCGCGACAGCCTGCCGTCCCGAGACGGGGTCGCTCTACCAGGGGCATGAGGCGTAGGTCTCGAAAACCGGTGTGGGTCGTTGAAATGCGGATGCGGCTGTTGTCCACGTTGACGCTGGCCGGTGGTATCGGCATGGCTGCGATCGTGGTGGTTGCCACCACAATGTATCCCAGCGAAGCGCACCGGAGTGTGTGGATGACCTGGGTCTATCCCAGTTTTGCCGGCCTCGCCCTCGGGGTGGGAGCAATAGCGAAAGTCGAGGCTAGTATCCGTCGCCGTCAGATTGAGCTGATACAGGCCAGGGCCGAGCTTGAGTCAGCAATAAAGGACATCCACGGGCCGAATGATCTTTTGGGGTTGATTCAAGCCAACAGAAAACAAATGGATGCCTACGACGCTCAGGCGCGTACGCAAGGCTCGACCTCGCATTGGATCAGCATCGCGGCGATGATAATCGGGTTGGGAATCGTTGCCGCTGGGTTCTGGATTGCGGTGGCAGCGGACCAGGCCGCGACCAAGTACTCTGCGGCGATCGTGGCGGCGGTCGGTACGGCGACGGGCGGCTATATCGCGCAGACGTTCATCCGGTTGAATTCCTCAACGCAGGACCAAGTGCGGTACTACTTCGAGCAGCCCCTCGTGCAGAGTTATCTCCTTACCGCTGAACGGTTCGTGACGCAGATGCCTGAGTCAGAGCGTCCGAAGCAGTATCAGGCGCTGGTGGAGGCTGCGCTGAAGCAGGCCGCGATTGTGCCGCAACACAGAGTGTCCAGCACACCAAAGTCAGGCCTTGAGCGAAAGCGGCAGAGCGGCAGAGCGTTTCGCCTGACTAGCAAGCCCAGTGGAAGCGCTGGCCGTGACTGATTATTACTGAGGCGTCCGCCCCATGGTCGATCGAGCTGGCGCGTTGTGGGTGCAACTCCCTGAGATCAGTATGCGGCCGTTTCGGCGGGTGACGAGTGTATGGAACGTCGATACCTCGGCGGAGTAGACCATGCCGTCGTACGCCCCGCTGGAAACTTCCTTGTTCCGCTCGATCGACGATTGCGACCCCTTGAGTGCACGCACCGAGTATTCAGGTCGCTTGCCTCGAACCTCTCGGCCATCCCGCATGACGGCGACGCGCGGCGCACGCACACTACGGCCGGTCTTATAGCCAGCGAGGAACGCCAACTCCTGCAAGTCATCGGCCAGTTGCGGCGAGGTCGTGTGATGGGTCCACGCGTCGTTCTGCAACGATCCATCGCCTTCCCGATGCCCGCGTAGAAGCTCTTCGATCGACTCAGACGACTGCTCGAAGACGAACCGGGGAACAAACTTGTCGGCCGCGTGCACGCCCTTCAATCCGAGTCCCTCGAGGTGCCGATAGATGCGGCCGTTCTCGAAGGTGAAGCGGTCACGTAATTCGCAGGCGCGGACGCCCAGCTCGGAGAGAACCGCGCGCACGAATGTCTTCTCGCGATCCTTGAACGCTGCGATTTGTATCTTGTTCGGAGACTTACCTGTCGGCTTGATCATCGTGCCTTCGGCGAGATAGATGCCGAGGAACCGAAGACAGGCTGGCATGGAGACGGTGAGGTCTTCGCGCTGGCTGGCCCGCTTGTAGCCGGGGATACCAGGTATGGTGTAGCTCTCCGTGCCGCCAGCCTGGTGGACGCTTGCCATCAGGCCGGAGTACCAACCAATGTCGGCCATATTCACGAAGCTGTATCGGTCATCGAGGCGGCGGTAGCGTTCGTTCCACTTCCGGACGAGCATGTGGTGGTCTGGCGTGACCGCAAAGTCTTTCGAGGTATTCGACACACGGCAAAGATCGCCGGTATAGCGTTTGGCGACGACGCGAAGCGGCCGCTCGAACGTGACCTCGCGGGATTCGGGATCTACCGTCGCCAGCTCATTCTCCATCGTGAGCGCTGGGAACGGGAGCCACCCATGCCTTGTGAGGACTTCGGTCTCCGGATCGTGGCATGAGCAGAGTTGGCGTTGATCGAGCATCTCTGCATTGTGCTCCAGCAGAACGGTTTTCGGTATCGAGGCCACCCAGAACAGTGGTTGCTGGCACGAGGTTTCGGACGTGGAAACCGATGGCGTGCGCGCTGGGGGCTGAATGGTCCCGGGGTGCAGGGGAGGTCGCGGTAGACCTGAAAGACAGGGCGCACACACTCCGCTATACTGGGTTACGGAGGGTTACCGAGCGCGGCTGGAAACGGTTGCGGCTCAACGAGTCGAATCATGTAATCCACTGTTCGGCAGGTCGTGGGTTCGAATCCCACCTGGTCCACTTCGAGGGCTTGTAGCTCAGCGGTAGAGCAGCCGATTGACTTGGACTGTGGGGACGATGCCAACGGCATCGTCCCCACAGTCGTATCCTCTCGGTCTTCAGCCGTACTTCCGTGTCCAGAGTTCCCTGCCCAGATAATTGGCTGTCTGTCCGGCGGTGAGTCCGGCCTCGGTCGCCTCCAGGTGGTCGATGTCGGCCGCGGTGAGTAGTCGGCCGATCCACAGGCGGTGTGGTGGCCGGTTGGTGGGGATGGCCATGAGTGCGCCACCAGGGTTGCAGCCGATCAGGTGCGAGTTCTTCACGGCCTCGATGAACGTGGGGCCGTGCACGATGCAGGCGCCGAGGAATCCGCTGCCGCCGGGCCGCTGCTGGTCGAGCGGTGCCGACGTGGAGGGGTCGACGAACGACAGCCACCACAGCCCGGACGGGCTCACGTCGTCCGGATGTTGGCCGGGGCCGCGGCGCGGTCTGAATTCGATGACGGTCACGATCGGCTCCCGAGCTGTCCGGCCAGGTTCAGGCGAGCCGGGAACGTCTGGTGCTGCTCGGTGGCCGTGTGGGCGGGATCGGTACGGAGGCACTGCCATTGCCCGTCTCGGATCGCGACCACGCATTCATCCGGGGCGAGCCGAACGCGAATCTCCCGGCCCAGGATGATCCCGCCGCGCCGGAACCGGCGCTTCGCTCCCCGCCACTTCATGCGCGGGAATTTGGCCGGCGTACGGGGGCGGCTCACCGGATCACCCGCCGGAAGATGCGCGCGATCCGTTCCCGCCAGCCGAGACGCGGACCGCTCTCGGGCTCGTATTCGCCGCACAGGCAGATCCGGCCGGTGATCGGGGCCATACCGGCGAGGCCCGCGTACGCGGCGGGTGCGCGGCACACACCGAAGATCGCGGAGTGCTGGTGTGCGGTGTGCAGGCATCGGCAGCGCGGTTCGGTGGTCATCGTGGGGTCACCTTGATGACGGTGGGGAACGAGGACAGCGGCCCGAGTCGGTACCCGCCGGTGCGGATGTCGTAGCGGTGGCCGGGCTCCAGCGACATGAACACGTCGTAGGAGTTGAATCCGCTGGTGATGTTGTCTTCCACCGCGAACGTGCCGCAGCTGGTCGTGACGCGCTTCTGACCGGACGTGCCCTTTTCGATCAGCCGGTCCCTGGACAGCACAAGGCAATTCGCGTGCGTGTCCTGGTTCAGGCTGGTGCAGCTCGCCAGCGCTGCCGCTGCCCCGGCCGCGAACACGACCGGGATCAGCAGGTACGCCACCATTTTCGGTGAGTTCATCCCCATGGCTGCTCGAACAGGATCGGGGTCTGGTAGACGGGGACATGCTGCTCGAGGGTGCCGATCGGGTGATGGCCGAACCAGTACCGCAACAGGTGTTCCAGCATCAGAGATTCCTTTCGAGGGGAGTGATCCGTACCGCGGATACGGCGCCGATGGAGTGGAGGGCGAACCAGCCGACGAACACCGACCAGACGGCCAACGCGAGGACGGCCGCCAGGACGATCAGGGGTAGGAGGGTGTCGCCGAGGAACGTGTCGGTGACGAGTCGCCCGAGACTCGCCAGGCCGACGAAGATGATGGTCAGGGTGATCGCGAACCAGAACGTGATGATCACGACGGGTTCGATTCGGCGGCCGGTACGAAAGCCTGTGTCAGCGCGGCGATTACGGTCCGCACCTCGGCGGCCATGCGCTCGCGGTCACCGCCGGAGGGGTGGACGTAGACGCGGACCATGCCGGTGGGGGAGACGGTGGTGTCGGCTTCGGCCAGGACGTCGTTCACGATCTGCTGCCAGTCCGTCAGGATCTCGGCCTGGGTGTCGGAGTCCATCGCTTCCCATTCGCCGTCCCAGCCGTTGCGGCCGGTCACGTCATCCAGGAGGCGGGACACGATGCGCGCCACCGGGGACGGGTCCGCGTGCAGTGCGTCCAGGTGGTCGCTGATATCGGTCACGGGGTATCGCCCCGCCGACCGTTGGCGCTGATCATCACGCCGATGATGTGCAGGGCCTGGGGTTCGGAGAATCCCTCCGCTACCAGGGCGTTGAAGGTGTCGCGGCAGCCGCGTGCGAACTGCCGCGATTGGGCGTTGGGTTCTTGCACGCCGCCGGTGACCCGGCGGCTGAAATCGTTCGGATTCACGGTGTTTGGCTCTCGTGTGGTCCGGCGGCCCCAACGAGGAGGGGCCGCCGGAGAACAGGTCAGGACAGCGGGGTGATCGCGGCCGGGGCCGGGCCGTTCACGAGTACGTGCCCCAGCTCGTCCAGATCGACGGAGTCGATCAGATCGTGGACGGCGGAGTCGAACGCCTGCCGCTGGTATTCCTCGAGCTGCGCGATTTTGAAGCCGAGCAGCAGACCGGTCTTGTTGACTCGATATCGCAGACTCGCCCGCATCGGCACCAGTGGGCCGCCGCGCCACACGGGGATGGCGATGTCGAATGTCTTGGGCACCTCGAGTTCGCCGCCGCGACCGGCGCGAGCCTCCGTGTTCTCCACGAACATGAATTGCACGCTGCCCGAGTCGATCCGGAACCCCGACTGGAAATCCATGTTCGTGGTGGCCACGATGTTCTGGACCATCTCCAGCATGTCGGCGGCGGCCGGGTCGGTGATGTCGGCCAGGTTGTCCTCGATGAACTCGGCGAACCCTTCCTGCCCGAGCAGTTGCCCGTTCATCAGCTGCCACCGCTGGAACTGGTCCGACAGCACCAGAGTCAGCTTCACGCGGTGATCGCGCCAGCTCTCGAAGTTCACGACCGCGGTGAGGGTCGCGTGCGGCTGGTCGGCGAAGATGAACGCGCCCTGGTGGTCGCTCTGCCGGAGCATCGTCGCGAAGCTGTCGACATCGGTGACGGTCGAATCGCCGCGCGGTCGGCGGGGCTCGGCGAGGTACAGCTCATACGACTTGGCGTCGACGCGTTCGCCGTCGCGGGTCACGTTGACGTGGATCTTGTCCGTGTCGGGGTAGAGGTCCTGGTCGTAGCGGGCTACGTCCTGCGCGGTGGCGATGACCGCTGCCGCGTCGGTGGAGGATGTCGGGGTGGTCATGCGCGTTTGGCCTCTCGGGTCTGGTCGGAATCGACGGCGCGGATGCTGGAGAACGACAGCTGATTCGGGTCGTTGCGGACCAAGTTGCCGTCGTTGTCCACGAAGTAGAGGGACGATTTGCGGTCCGGCGCAGGCACTTTCGCGGCCACGCGGTCATCGACCATCAGGGCATTGGTCTTCTTGTGGACGCCGACCTTGATGGTGAGCTGGATAGTGCCGTCCTTGCCGGTGGCCTGGACCGCACCGACCAGCTCATGCAGTTTCTGGGTCAGCTCGGCGGCCACTGCGCCCTTGCGCAGTTCGGTCAGCCAGTCCACGAACGGCCGCATGCGGGCGTCCTGGTCGTCGGTTGTGTTGTCGGTCAACGGGATTGCTCCTGTTCGATGGGATGGATTGGGCGGGGTTGGTGGCTGGGAGCTTCTTTCCTGCCGAGTGCGCCCAGCCGGGTTCCGGCTGGGCGCATGGTCGACGGGTGCGGTGCAGATCAGTCGGAGGCGTTGCGCCACGGGCCGACCGCGCACACCTTCACGCGGGCGTCGGGGGTGCGGTTCTGCCGAACCTGCACAGCGCGAAGGGATTGCGCCGAATCGATGGCGGTGTCGCGGCTGCTGGCCGGGTCGACGTGGACGATGCCGTGCGGGTCAGTCCACTGGACGCCGTACTGGACTGTCGCGGCCTCGCCGGTCGCTTCCAGGTGCGTGAGCACCAGGCGGGCGATTCCCTCGATGTCGCGGGCGTACAGGCGATGGATGCCGAGCATCTCGATCATGCCGCCGCCCAACGCATCTGGGGCAGTCTGCTGGCGGACGACGACCGCTTCATCGATCACTCCGTCGCCCCACGCCCCTACGAATTCGAGGAGGCGGCGGACGGCGGCGGCAGCGATATCGGGGCGCGTGTAGTCCGGCGCTTCGTCTTGGTACACGTCGGGGTTTGTGATCTGGGGATCTGCGCGCACAAGCGCATCGGGGGAATTCATTTCCGGTTCCTTCCGGCGGTGTGACGGTTCAATCCGTCTGACAGGCAGCACATTACCTGTAGTTCTGTGTATGGTCAATGCGGCACGCGACCGCATCTTCGTGGCCGCGTGCCGTTGTCGTCAGTTGTTGGATCGCGCGCTGTCGAGCACGTAGTCGCGTACCCAGTCCGTGAGCTGTTGCATCCGTTTGGGGTTGCGCATGGGGTAGGGGCCGATCAGTACATTATTGTCCAGGTCGGTGACTGCTATCTGGCCTCCGCCGTCTTTGACGAGTCGGATGTCGAGTGGTGCCCAATCGCTCAGATTCGGCCAGTTCTCCATGTTCCGGGTCCTTCCGGGTCGTGACGGTTCAGTCCGTCGTACAGGCGAAATGTTACACATAAATATGTGTAAAGTAAATTCGGTTACGCGGCATCTTCTCGGCGGACTTCCGCCAGATACCGCATCGCCTGTCTCTCCGAAACCCCCACCCGGTCCGCTATCTGCTGCGTAGTCAGGTTCAGGCCCAGCAGTGCGCGCACGTGCTGGCGGCGGGCGTTTGCGATATCTCGGGTCGTAGTCTTCGGCGCCTGCGCGGCGGAGGGTTCTACCCGTGGGTCATCGATATCGAGACCTTCCCAATCCAGCGGTGCCCACCAGCCATGCTCGGTCGCGACGCGGCGAGCTCGGTCCGAGTCACCTGGGGTGCCGGAAAGTTGTTCGTAGGCATCGTGGATCGCGAGCCACGTCCACCAGGCGATGACGGTGCGGCCCTGCCGCGGCCGGGTCATCTGGGACATCACCGCCGCCGCTACATTGGGGGCGTACTCGGCGATTCCCTTCCAGGGCCAGCCGATCGCGTGCAACGCCTGTAGCCTGCGCATCGCACCGACCGCCAGGACGATCTGCTGCCGCTCGTTCGGATGCACCGTGACCGCTCTGATCGCGGTCGCTTGCCGGATACGGACCGTCGCAGACAATCCCGCGCGGATGTTGCGGACGGTGTTGGGCAGACATCCCGCGTCGCGGGCGATCGACGCCATCGGCAACCCCAACGCGGCGAGTTCCTCGATGTGGTCTCGGATCGGCTCATACGGCACATACCCCGGCGCGCCCGCATATCGGGTGCGTAGCTCGTACTGGGCGTACTTGCGGCCCTTGGGCACGAACCGGCTCGGGCCTCTGTCCACGGTCAGATATCGCACGGTGTGCCCCCGGTCTCGAACAGCGGCAGCGTGACCTCCGGTCCGCGGCGGGTTCGGCGGCGCGGCGGGTGGATGATCACGATCTGTGGCGGACAGGGGGTGTCGCATCGGCGGCGCATCTCGGCCAGCTGGTCGATCAGCGTGGCCCGGGTGGTCTTCAGCCGCTCCACTTCCCGAGCCAGGTCCACCACGGAGGCCGGGGTGACCTGGGCTGCGCGGGCGCGGTGCTCGGCCTGGTCGGTGGCGCGTTGCGCGGCCAGCAGCAGCATCGTCAGCACTGCGACGGGTTCGCAGCGCACGTTCTGGACGGTTCTCCTCGAGCAGCGCAACCAGTCCGCGATGGTGTCGGTGGTGTGCCCCGCGTGGGTCAATTGCGCTATGAGCCAGGCCCGTTCGGGGCGCGGCAGATCCCCTAGGCGTAGGCGGCCCGCTATCGCGGCTTCGGTCAGATGCTCGTCGGGCTCCCAGCGTGGTTGGTGCAGCGGTACGACATCGGCCATCACGTTCACCTCCAGGAGGGTCATTTGTTGGTCTGGGGCGCGGCGGGTCATGAACGGCTCCAACGGGTTCGGGAGGGATCGGCGCGCTGGTAGAACCCAGGTTGTGCTTCCTCGCGGCGGCGGCCGTCGCGCATCATGCGCGCGGCTTCGTGGGTATCGGCGGGTTTGACCGGCAACAGCTGGTGCGGGTCGTGGCGGCACTTCACCGCCCACCCCAGCCGGTCCTCGGGATCGAGCACCCAGCCGTACTCGTCGCACAGCTGGCAGGTGCGAGACCCGTTGGGGCCGAACACCTGCTCTTTCGGGCCGATATAGCTGCCGGGCGGTTCGATCGGCAGGGGCCTCTGGTCCGCGCTCATGCCGCGACCGCCCCGGGCAACGGCGGCAGGGACGGCGTGGCGGCCTTGCGGTCGGCTACGCGGGTCTGCACCTGCGCCAGGACGGCGCGCACGGCCGCTGATCCTCGGCGGGCGGTCTCGAGTACTGCCGGATCGTGCACACAGGCCACACCGGGCGCGACGAACCCGTGCCGGTCGCATCGGTTGCACGCGGCGATCTGCTGCGCGGCAGTGGTGTTGCGGGCCACGACTTCCGCGCGGTGCTCCGCGGCGCGGGCGCAGGCCTGGCGCGTCTGGTGGTCCTTGCGGATGCGGCGGCGTTCCCCGCACGCCCCGCACGCTTCGGTGGTGCCGCCGGGATGCTTGGGGCAGTGCGGGGTTGGGAGTTCATCGGGGGAGTTGTCCACAGCCGATGTGGCCGCCTGGTGAGGTACGTCGGGAACGTAACCCCCTTCTCTTGGTTCATTGGACGGTTCAGCAGGACGGTTCTGTCGGACACGGGTGTCCCCCCGCGACCGGTCACCGGTGTCCCCCGGCGAGGGGACATCCGTGTCCGGCCGTTCGGGTTGTCCCCCCGCAGATGTCCGGGCGCGGGGGGACAATTTGTCCGCCCGCGCCCGGGGGTTATCCACAGGTTCGGGCTCGTCATCCCCACGCCGCATCGACATGTTCAGGTCCCACACCACCGGCCGCTTGTCGCCGGGCAGGTGTGCCACCAACCGCTGATCACCGCGCCGAATCAGGCCGCGCTCCTCCAGCGTCTTCAGATGCCGGCGGACGGTGCGTTCATCGCAGCGGCCGAACTTGGCGAGGGTGGCTTGCTTCTGGAATGAGGCTGTGCCGTCGCTGTGCGCGACATCGGCCATCGCCCACAGGATCACGAGTTCCTGTGCTGAGGTGGTGGGCGCGTCGTGCAGCGCCCACGTGGTCGCTGCGATGCTCACTGGGCACCACCTGGTGACGGTTCAATCCGTCGAGCGGTCATGGGAGGGGTTGCCTCTCTGGGCGGTTGGAACCGCCCCGGGGCGGTGAGCACCCGGGGCGGTCAGTTCAGTTGTCGGCGGGGGATAGGTAGCGGCCGTTGTTGCCGAGCAGCACCTCTCGGCCCCACAGCCGCACGGCCGTGGCGTCGGATGGTTCGCCTTCGTACAGCCAGAACCCTTGCTCGTGCGCGGCTTTCGGGTGTGCCTCCACCCAGCCATGGCATCCGGTCGTGCCGGACCCACAGAGCGCCAGCAGGTTCGACGCGTCCCAGCTGCCGCCCTGGGATCGCTTGCGACGGTGGTGGACCGTGTACCCGGCGGTGCCGCAGCGTTCGCACCGGCCGCCGCACCGTGTCTCCACGAGGCGGCGGCCTTCGACTGCGGTGGTCACGCCGCGCCCCGTCCGGCTATCTCGTATTGAGATCGGATGGACGCGCTCATGGACTGGATGGCCTTCAGGTTGCCGTTTGTCAGTGCCTCCGAACGCGTCTTCGCGTAGTGGTAGGCGATGTCGGCCACGGTCAGCTGGTCCCGCAACTCCTCGGTGGCGACGATCGCGGCGTACTTCTTCTCGTGGGCCGGACCCTTGTAGGCGAGATACGCGCGGGCGGTGGCTTTCTCCAGCTCGTTCTTCAGCGTCGCGAACGTCTCGTACGCGTCGGCCAGCTCGTCCACACCGGCGGTGATGGCGTGATCGAGTTCGGCCAGCCGGTGTTCGATGGCGACCGGTGACCACACCTCACGGGCCTTACGCGGGTTGGTCATCGGTGGCTCCCTGCTCCTGGGTCGGTTCGTCGGTCGGTTCGGTGGGCGCGAAGGGGTTCTGCTCCCGGTACTTCGCGGCGAGCGCGCGGATCGGGCCCGGGTCGGTGGCGGCGCGGATGTCCAGGCCGCCATTGGCTTTCGCGAAGTCGCGCATGGCCTGGCGCGGGTTGATGCCGAGTTCCTGGCACGCCTCGGTCAAGTCGTCTCGGGCGTCCTGGGCCTCCTGGGTGTAGGTGGCCCGCTCGTGTGAGTTTGCGTCCGGATCGGCCTGCCGAGTGGGGATCGTCAGCCCCTGTAACAGGAACACGCGGTAGGCCACGGACTGCGCCTTGCTCACGGCCTTGTCGCCGCTGTCGGCGGCCTCGCCGAACGCCGAGCCCTCGATGGTGTCCCCGGCCGGGCCGTAGACGGTGTATCCCATCGTGACTGTGGCGTTCCGCATCGCGGTGCCCCTGCCGGTGACGTACCGCTCGGTGGTGATGTTCAGCGCCTTCGGGATGATCACGACGCCGTGTTTGCGCAGCACCGGCCCGACCTTGTCGAGCACCGCGTCGATACCCCGGAACATGAACCCCTGGTCCTGGTTCCGGTCGGCCTTCTCGATCGCCTGCACGTCCTCCATCACCCGGGACAATGCTTCGGCCGCAGTCGGTTTCGGGTCGCTCACGCCTTTGCCTCCAGGGCGAGCAGTTCGAACGGCGCGGAGGCCAGCAGCTCGCGCACCACTTCCCGCACGGCGGCCTTGGTCTTGGTCGTGCTCACCGACAGGGTTGCGCCCGGGGTCTCCCGCTTGGTACCCGGCACAACCTCTTTCAGCGCGGCAGCGAGTGCGGACGTGCGCACATGGTCCGGGATCACCGTCTCCTCGTGGACCAGGTGCGGGGCGTGCTCGAGCAGTACTGCGGCGACCTCTTCCGGCGGCCCGAATACCAACTGCTTCTCCAGCCGGGCCGTGTACTGCTCACGAACCCACTGTTCGAACACCTCGGGATCGTTCACCCGCGCAATGGGATCGGGGTCGGACTTGCTCACCGAGCCGAGCGAGCGACCGGTACGTGGGTCGTGGCCGGTGAGCTTCGAACCGCGCGACATCGCCAGCGACAGTTCGGCTTTGACCCTCGACTTCTCGGCGTCGACCTCACGATGAAGTTCGTGCAGCACAGCGGCCCGCACCACCAGCATGTCCAGATCTTCCGGCGTCGCAGGGGAGTTCACGACGCCTCCACCTGTGGCTTGGGCGAGCCATACGCGTCAGGGTTGCGCAGATACCGGTCAACCTCGTTCTCGAGATACCGGACCCTGCTGGCCTTCGCGTTCCCGAGTTTCTGGTACTTCGGACCCTTGCCCTCGGTGCGCCAGCGTGCCAGCGTCATCGGGTGGATACCCATCCGCCCAGCAGTTTCTTTGCTGGTCAGCCACTTCATGAAATTATCCCTTCCCAGATGGGAAGAGGGCAGCGCGGACCTACTGGCGGTAGGCAGTGGACCTATCGGTGCTTGCGTGACCAGGGCGGTGGTGTTGCGCCCACGGTAGGCACGTTGATAGCCTGACTAGCGCCGGTGCGGCCGATTTCCCGTCTTCCGCATCAGCAATTTGGTTACGTGATGAGGCTGGTGGAGTGGTGTCCTCCAGCCCTTCACAACTATAACTGATTATAGCTACTCTGCAAGTCCGGAGTCGCGTTTCTCCAGTTCATCCCTGCGAATCTTGTAGATCATCGGCTCAGACAATTCCGCGGTCTCAGCGATCCTTACCCGAGGGATCTTTGCCTCCACGGCCTTCAGGATCAGGGCATCGCGCTTGTCCTTCAGGGCCTTCTGCTGACGAACCACATCCGCGATCTCGTCCAGGATCTTCTGCTGCCCCTGCGGTAAACCCATGCACGGAGGTTACAGCCCCGGCAGCCGCGACCGCGCCCTCCGCATATGCGTCCGCTCGTACGACTCCATCGTGTCCGCTGAGATCCGGATCCGCTTCCCGATCCGCATATGCGCGATCTCCCCGCGCGATGCCATCCGCTGCACCTCCCTCGGCGTGATCCGCCACGCCGCAGCCACTTCGGCCGGAGTCATCCACTTCGCCACCGCCGCAGTCAATTTCCGCTCCTGACCATCTTGTCCGCCTCCTCCGCGAACAACACCGAGACCGGGACATCCACGGCCTCAGCAAGTTTCGTCGCCAACGGTGACGCGCAGCTGTCCCGGCGGCCGTGCAGCAAATGATCGATGAAGCTGTTATGGCATTGCGCGGCCGTCGCTAGCTCGCGGGTCGAGAGACCGGATTGGTGCATCAATGCTCGGAGGGTCTCCGGTGAGCGCAGCCTCATCGACCCTGCCTCCCCTCACGCGTTCCGTTGTGTCCGATGACCTTCCGCTATTAAAGGGCATCTTTCCGTGGAATTTATCCCGTTCCGAGTGGAAAGGTCAACTGCTGGTACAGGATCGGCAAACTGTCGGTAGGCAGTTTATAACCGTTGATAATCCGGCTAGTGTGACGGATAGCAGGTAGGTGCCGATACGTGGCGCAAAACCGGATGGTAGGCACCTACCAGCAGCATTAGAACGGAGCGGTTGTTGAAGCTCGATGAGTTAATCCGCACGACAAAAGGCGGACGCTCCTATGTGGCGCTCGCCCGTGATACAGGCGGCAAGCTAGGAGCAGCCCGCTGGCAACAGATCGCAACGAAACCGTTATTGGCGTTCCCCGACCCTGCGTCTATCGCCGCGATCGCCCAGGCGTTACATGTGCCCCAACGCACCGTCCTTCTCGCAGTCGCCGAATCGCTGGGCCTGGAAGTGGAGACCCGTCCGACCCTCGTGGACCTCATCCCCGACCGCGCCCGCGACCTACCCCCGCAATGCGTTGCGGCCGTACTCTCCACCGTGGACGCCATGCTCACGCTGCAGGGGCCCGTCAATGAGTAAGAGTGACAGCCGGATACAGAAAGAGCGCGCATATCCGTCCGGACGAAAAACCCCTACGCCACTTGGTCTGCAAGTCGATTCACAGTCCAGCCTTGTCGACCTCATCCCCGAACGTGCCCAAGCCCTCCCGTCTCACTGTGTCGCCGCGTTGGTGAACGTCGTCGACGCCATGATCATCACGTAGGCCGCCCCGTGAGTCACATTCAGAAGAAGACCCGCACAGCGCAATCCGGCAAGAAGACCACCCGCTACGTGGTTAGGTACATCGGTCCAGACGGCGAGGAACACTCCAAATCGTTCCGCAAACTCGGATCGGTGAACGAGCCGGGAACCGCAGAATACTTTCGCAACCAGCAAGATTCAGCGATACGCGAGCGGCGATGGGTCAACCCCAACGACTCCACCACACTCAGCGAATTCGCCGAACGCTGGACAGCTAAACGAGTAGGTGTCGCGGACGGCACGATGTGGGGCTACAACGCCCTGGTGAACGTCGATATCAAGGACAGCTGGCTCGGAGACACGAAACTGCTGGACCTGACGAAAGAGATGCTCGAGAGCTGGGTTCACGACCTGGTGAACGATCGGGAATGGGCAGACGGCCCCCTGGCCGTCTCCACCGCCAGCACCCGCCGGAACATGCTCGCCACCATCCTCACTGCCGCAGTGGACGCGAGCCTGATTCCGAAGAATCCGATGAAAGGCGTCAAACCACCCATGCGTGAGGTGGAAGTCGCGCCCGTGGATCCCGACGCCCTCCCCACAGACGAAGACCTCTGGCGTCTCTACGATGTCGCCTCGAACGACTCCTACAACATCCTGCGCGAAGTCATCATCGTCGCGGCCGGCACCGGTATGCGGCGCGGTGAGCTGATGGGCTTGCGGGTGAAGAACATTCGTGACGGGGAGATCCATGTCACCGAGCAGATGATCATGGGCGCGTCGGTGCGGAAGTTCGGGCCGTTGAAGACGAAGAAGGCTCGGCGCCGGATACCGATCGGGACTGAGGTGCAGGCGGCCATTGATCGGCACCTGAAGGCGTTCCCGGTGCAGTCGACGAGCGAGACATTATTTCGTGACCCGTCTGGATTGGCTTGGCGGCGTTCGACTTTCGGGTGGAGATGGGACCGGATACGCACGGCGGGGGGTCTGCCGAATCTTCGGTTCCACGAGTTGCGCCACTACTACGCCAGTCTGCTGATCTATGGGGGCGAGGACGTGCGCGTGGTGATGGAGCGGATGGGGCACGCGAGTGCGGAAGAGACCTTGACGCGCTACGCGCGCCTGTGGCCGGGCAATGCTGCCAAGACGAATACGATCGTGGATGAGGGTCTGAAACGGAAGGCGCGCAAGGCCGCTGCGAAGGAGTGA